TTGCTTCGGACCGCACACCGCGCTGTACTACTTGCGGAGCGATGCCATCACCGCATGGAACACCCGCGCCACTCCTGAGCCGGTTGCTCCCACCCCCTCTCCTGCCCCCGATATTGCGGGGCTGGTGGAACGGCTGAAGACCGGGGTGGTGAGGACGGGCGACAGCGAAGATGGCGAGTATGAACTGTACGACATCGAGGAAGCAGAAACCACGATGTACGAGGCAGTCGTCGCCCTCCAGCGTGTCGCACAGGAGCGGGATGCCCTGCGTGAGGAGCGCACCGAATGGGACCGCGACACTCTCGCCGCCGAGGCCCGTCTCTCCTCCGCCCGCGATGAGGGGCTGGAGATGGCGGCTGCGCATCTTGACCCAGCCTATGCACATGTTGCCGCCGCCATCCGCGAACTGAAAGGCCAGCCGAAATGACCCTCCTCTCTCGCGTAGAGGCCCTGACGGGGCCGGATAGGAAAATTGACGATGAATTGGCAACTATGGCCGGATTGGAGTGGTCGGTCGTCAGCGCGCCACATATAACCGGCTCGGTAGATGCTGCCCTCGTCTTCGCTGAGAAGGTGCTCCCCCCCGGCGATGCTATCCAGCAAATGGGCAGGCCTCCATTTGGGCTTCCGGGCCGTTGGCGAGTTGAACTGCTAGATGGATCTGGAGCGACTGCAAAGACGCTTCCGCTTGCCATCATCCGCGCCGTCCTCCGGGCGAAGGAGGGGACATGAGCGCCGAAATGCTATCCTCATTGATCGACGCAGACCCATTCTCCGGCGCTTGGCTGTCCGATGACGGCGTCTATCGCTACGCCTTGTGGAGGGTATGGGACAAGTCTTTGCCGCGCCTCGTCACCTGCATGCTCAACCCGTCAACGGCTGATGCTCGCAAGGATGACCCGACCATTCGGCGACTGGTGTCTTTTGCCAAGCGCGACGGCTACGGCGGCTTGATCGTCGTCAACCTTTACGCCTACCGCGCCACCGACCCGAACACTGTGTTTGCGATTGATAACATGTCGCAGCGCGTCGGGCCAATGGGCGAACGGGCACTGCAGGCGGCGATCAGCCTTGCCTTCCACCAGCGCTCGCCGTTCCTATGCGCGTGGGGGGCGATGGCAAATGGCTTCTTCGTTGTAGGCAAGGCAAAGGCGGAAGGCGTCCAGACCGTGTGCCTTGGCAAGACTAAGGACGGGCACCCGCGCCATCCGCTTTACGTGAAGGGCGACCAGCCGATGGTCGAGTTCACCCCATGAGCAACCCCACACCAGCGATAGGTTGCCTTGTGTCTATAGCGCTGATGGGAGATCCCCGTGAGTAACCCGAAGGCCATTGTCACCCAGCGAGACGTGACGCGCATCGTCAAGGGCGCTGCAGCGGCCGGTATAACTATGGGGATTGTGGTAACAAACGGCGAAGTCCGATTTCTCCCCGTTGACATGATCGTCGCTGCCGAAAAACCGTCCGACTTGGATAGTTGGAAGGCCCGACGCGATGCCAGGAAGGCGAAGGCACAGGCTCGTGGGGATTCATGAGGTCCGCCATACGCTCGCCAACGGCAAGAGCGCCGTCTACCGCTACGCATGGCGCGGCGGCCCGCGGCTCAAGTCCAAGCCCGGCAGCGACGAGGAACTAGCCGAGTTCGTCACGCTCACACGCGATCGGCCGCAGGACAAGCCCGAAGGCACCTTGTCCTCGCTGGTCTACATCTACCGCCACAGCGCAAACTTCACCCGCCTGTCAGACGCGACACAGCGCAGCTATAACGCGGCGCTCGATCTCATCGAGGGCGAATACGGCGATATGCCCGTCCAGGTGATCAGCGAGCGCGGCGCCCGTTCCGAGTTCATCGAGTGGCGCGACTCCTACGCTGACACTCCCCGCAAGGCGGACATGCTGCTGACTGTCCTCGCGCGGGTGTTCTCCGTCGCCTATGACCGCGAGAAGATTGACCGCAACCCGCTTGAGCGCGTCGAGAAGCTGTCCGATGGATCCCGACGCGACATCATCTGGACTGAGGAGCAGGTGCAGGCGTTCCGCAAGGCCGCGTCGGACAAACTCTGGCTTGCCATGCAGCTTGCCCGGTGGACAGGCCAGCGCCAGGGTGACCTGATTATCCTCACATGGTCGGCCTATGACGGCGAGCACATCAGCCTCAAGCAGGGCAAGACCGGGCGGCGAGTGCGGATCAAGGTGCACTCCGAACTCAAGGCCCTGCTCGACGCGACAAAGCGCGAGGCAGTGACGATCCTCACCACGGAACGCGGCAAGCGCTCGTGGACCTCTGACGGGTTGCGGGCATCATGGGGGAAAGCGTGCGATCGCGCCGGGATCGAGGGCGTGACGTTCCATGATCTGCGGGGAACATTCGTGACCCTCGCCTATCGGCAAGGCGCGTCGATCAAGGAAATCGCCGAGGTCACCGGCCATAGCGAGCGGGACGCCGAAGCGATCATCCGCAGGCACTATCTGGCCGGCGATAATGCGGTCCTGAAACTGGAGCCGAAGAACGTTCCGCAACGTAAAGAAAGGTAGGTACGAATGCCGAAAAGGGTCGAACGAAACCCGCCGGTCTATCTCGATGGTTTCGTCAAATTCGATGTAAGCACCGAGGCGCACCCAGACACATGGGCTCTTGTTGATACCGACGATTGGCTGTTGATCCGCTCATATCGCTGGTCGGCCACTCGCAGACCGAATGGGCTCTACGTCAGGTGCTCAGAGATTGGTCTCCTGCACCGACATATCGTCAAACCCAGAGATGATCTGGTGGTAGATCATCGGAACGGAAACCCGCTCGACAACAGACGGTCCAACTTGCGCGAATGCACTCAGACATTCAACAACCAGGCCGGCGCAGATAGGCGGCGCGGCGGGTACGCAATCATCGTCGAGCGCACGCCAATTCCGACCAAGAAGCATGTCGTGAAGCGGCGTCTGGCTACTGGGGAGGTACGCTCGTACGAGTACCCGTCGAGGTCAAAAAAGGGAACGAAAGACATCATTGCGCGTAAAATTTTGCCGGGACGGTAAAAACACATTCCGACAGACGCGAGTGGAGCGCTGTAAACGCCTGATTATAAAAGGGGATTGGTGGGTGCGCACGGGATCGAACCGTGGACCCGCTGATTAAGAGGCTCCAAGCCGAAGCGAAAAGCATAGTCGGATCAGCATGTTGTGGGGTAGTCTTTTACTTGCAAACCATATACGACCTCTTGAATGTGCTTGAGAAATCGCGATGTCGGTAAAATGAAAACACGCCCTCTCCCGTACCTGCAGCGCCTGACAGATCGCATCGGCGTTAGGCGGTTCTACTATCGACATCTGGATTACCGGGTCACCCTCCCTGCTCCCACCGATTTGCGGTTCGCTTCTTGTTACCAGATAGCGGCAGATGGTGACCCTTACCCTCGCTCGCTCCAACTTGCTGCGAGAGACCTGGAGCGACCGACCAGTGTTTACGTCTTGCATGGATTTGGGCACGTGAAAATTGGCGTAGCGATCAATCCAGCGGCTCGCTTGCAAGGTCTTAATATTGGCTCGCCAGTTCGGGCAACGCTCGAAGCGGCTCGGCAATTTCCATGTCGCGCCACGGCGATTGAAGTCGAAACCACTTTGCATCGGGAGTTTCGATCGTTTCGCGCCAATGGCGAGTGGTTCGCAATTAGCGTGGATCAAGCTAAACACGCGCTGATGGCTTGGGGTAAGTCGCTGCCTATCAGGACGGCCATTTGACCTCCAGGCTATGTCGGTTCATCCGGGATATCGAACGCCAGCCCAGCACGCTCTAATCGCCCAGAAACGACAAAAGAGCCCGCCACCCCGAAGGGCAGCGGGCTCTAACAAGCATTCGGTTCAGTTTGCGATTTTGCGCAGGTTGCAGGCTACGGGATATTCCCGCGCCGTCTTGGGGTATGCGTCGGCTGCTGAGGATTGCCAATGAAGCTGTCGATACGTGAGTTCAGGTGCTCGACCGTGTTCTTTAGGTCGGCGATGCCGCCCATCACCTGGTCGATCTGCTCTCGGAGCCCCTGCTTGGTGATGTAGGTCTCGGCAACGTGGGTCCGATACGACGCGAACTCGCTTGCCACCTGCTCGGCCTTGGTCTTGGCACCATCGATCCGCGCCTCGACGCGCCACCAGATGCCCGCAATGGCACCGAACACGGCTATCAGGAAAATGATCAGTTCAGAAGTGATAGGCACACCCGACATTAAACCCCGCCCTTCTTTTCTTCGCTGCGCTGCCAGACCTGCACGCCGAGCACGGCGCACCCAGACACAAACATGAAGCTGAGGAATGTCGTCAGTTCCCCCAGCTGCGTCAGCGTCCCGAGTTGCCGCGTCCACATCAGCCAGCAGGCAGTGAACACCACGAGGCCGAACGAGGCGGTGAACACGAGCGCGAAGATCGGCCGCCAGAGTCTCGACAGGGCACCCTCGGTCTTGACGTCAGCCAGGAGCACCTGCTGATACCCGACCATGACATCGCGGTTCGCCTCGGCGATACGGGCGAGGTCCGTCCTCACGGTGTCCTCGACCTCTCGGATGGCAGTTGCAGACCCCACGGGATCACGCTCGATCTGCTGGCTGACTGCCTCTGGCGTCGGGTCTGTCCCGAGCTTTCCGGCGAGCGCGTCGATCGCAGCGCCTGCGATCTTTCCGCCGATTCCGCCGATGGCGTTCTCGACGATGGATTTGAGGACCGGAGCGCCGGCCGTCAGAAGCTGGTCGCCAAGCGACTTCATGTCCATTTCAGAGTTTCCTGATTACGGTTGCGAGCTCGTCGCGGTAGCGCCATGCAAGCCAGAACAGAGCCACGACGCCGAGGCTGATGCCGCCATAGAGCAGGACATCCCCGACCCACGACATAGACCCATCAGGAACGGCGATTTCCGCCCCGCTGGTGGCTTTCTCGGCTCCGCCCGCTACCGTAGGTGCAGAAGCCGCTGCAATGGCCTTGGCGGCCTTCTTTTTCAGATCGACTGCACGCTGTAGCGCAGCGAGTGTCGCTGCCCCGATGACACCATCCACCTTGAGCGTGCCGTGGTCTTTCTGGAACCGCGCCGTAGCCTGAACCGTGCGGGGCCCAGGAACGCCATCCGACGCGCCGCAGTCATAGCCGAGGGCGATCAGCCATAGCTGCGCCTGCTGGATATCGGCCTTGTCGATATGCGGGGCGGGTGGCGCGTCAGTGTCGCCCACCCATGCCGGCCACTTGTCGAACTCGGCAATGTCGGCTTCTTCGCCACGACGCCGAACGAGCCCAGGCAGGCGCTTGCCCTTGGCCGTGGTTCCCATGGTGCGCCAGAGCGAGCACCCGCCATGGAGATCGCCGCGGATCAGCGCCGCGGCCCACTTCCATTGCAGCGATCCGGCGCCGAGGTTGAACACGGCCGAATACGCTGCCTCGAGGATGCGATTGCCTGCGACGGAGCGGAATGCGGTATCGACTGGTTTTTGCACCTCATCGCGGAGGATCAGCAGAAGCACTTCGTGGGCCTCTGCCGGCGTGATCGTGTCGCCCTTCTGCATCTTGCGGCCGTGGTGGGCCATCCACCATTCGCGGAAGACTTGGGATCCCCATGTGAAGCCATAACCTAAGGTCAAAACGCCCACTGGGTCGAGATATACCGTTGATACGAAGCGCTCGTGCCCGCCGATGAAATTGACAATGCGTGTGGTGATCATGCGACGATCTCCGTCACTTCGATGAAGCTCTTTATCACGCCGCCGAATTTACGGGCGGAGGCGGCACCGTTCAGCGTTGCCGTTGCTGCTGCGCCGGGGCCATACCTTGCCCGGAGGGTGGTTGAAGATGCCGTGGCCGCTCGCATCACGTGCTCAACTGACGCCTGTGTGACCGTGCCGGCATCGTTGTTCTGGGCGGAGCCGACGTTTAGAGCGTTCGCCGTGGCGTCCTGAAATAGCCCAACGATGAATGAGTTTGGGTTGGCGGTAGTTGTGCCGTAGGCAGCAGCTTTGATCCGAAGCGCATTTACAGCGGATATTGGCGTAATCGCTGCCGTTGCGTACTCCTTGCCCTCTGTGATCTGGGGAATGGTGTCGTCGTTGGGAATCACGGTTGTCGTCGTGTCGACCGTCGCAAGTTCTGTTCTCACCGTCTGCAGCACATCGCCGGGCATGGGGTCGCCAGGCTGGCGGATGGCCACAGTCGTCGGCGCCGAGGCCCATGTGCCGGCTGTCGCCAACCCGGAGGCCCAGTCCAGCGATCCAAGAACCACGTAGTCCTTCGCGGAGACGGCAGCGCCAGTATAGAACACGCCTGCGCTATCCGCCGCACCTGCCCCGCCCTCGGCCGTGCTAGATGCCCGCAGGCCGTTGCGGAGGGCAACGATCGAGGTGCCGTTGAGGCAGTTGATCAGACCGAGCCGCACCGTCCCGGCATCGTTGAACGCCACCAGCCAGAGCCGTCCCGGCGTCGAGTTGGCGAACCCCATCGTCGAGCCAGATGAGATCGTCAGAGACAGCGCCGAGGTGATGGCGATGAGCGTCGGCAGGCCGCTGGTGAGAGTTGCATTCCTGAACGCCAGCACCACCGGGTTTGTGGTCGATGGCGCGTTGCCGTCCGCGCCGAGCACGTCGACCGTGAGGGCATTTGCGGCCACCGAGGCTGATAGTCCGAGGTTCGAGTGCGAGCCTACCGAGGCGGCACTGAGATTGCGCAGCGCATCCATGACTGTCGTCGCACCAGTGCCGCCGCGACTGGCTGGGACCGGCAATGCCGACGACAAGAACAGCGAGCGCCAAGCCGATCCGTCGCAGAACAGCACCCCGCTTTCGCCCGGGAGAATGTCGAGGCTTGCGATCCCGTCGATGAGTTCCGCCCCGTTAGGGTCGAACGTGGCCGTTCCGGTGTTGATGTTCTTGAACGGGACCATGAAGGCAGCGCCGAGCGTTGCCGCCGCAGTCGCGCCGAGTGTCATCGCCGTCGCGCGATCGAGTAGGAGGTTCTTGCCGTTGTAGGCCGCGATCACCGTCTCGCTGGCATTCGTCAGAGAGACGGCCGCCCCGTTGAATACGCCATTCGACCCGGCTGCGCCCGTTGCGCCATCAGTTTGCAACCCGACGCGACCAGCTGGGAAGGATGTCGCGCCAGTGGTCGAGGAGATGACGAGCTCGTAATAGGTCGTCTGGTCGGTCACCAGATCAACCTGGGCCGAGAACTGCTCGCCGGCATTGGTTGAGGTCAGCAGCAGGCGCTTGCCCAACAGGGCCACGATGCGGGCAGAGATATCCACCCCCGCGATCGTCGATTTCCAGATGTAGAGTCGGGTCGCACTCGTGAGGGTCGCGTTGTTCGCGCGAATCCCACCGGTACCAGGAGGCGCGGTCGTGGCCGTCTCGAACTCGAACAGATAGCCGGGAATCAGCAGCTGGTCGGTGTCGACCTCAGCACCCGTCCCGACCGCCTGATATCGCAGAGTCCGCGAATACCCGGTTTTGTAGAGATAGACCTTGTACGCCCCACCCGCAGCATGGAACGCCGGGATACCATCGCTGGCAAGGAACGGGTTGCCGAGAGGCGTGACCCCATCCCGATCCGAGTAAAGCGTAGCCAGCGGATTACCGGACACGCCCTCTTTGCGCACCTCGCAATAGACAGACGTCTGCAGGTTGCCCTCATCGTCGATGACGGGCATTTCCCAGCGTGCCAGGGTCATGTCTTGCTCCTAGTTGATCTGGCTGCCACGGCGATCGCCCGCGCTGCCGATCGTCAAAACCTTGCTGATGCCGTCGATCGAGGACCCAGCCGCACCGCCGTTGCCCTTGTTGAGGTCTGAACTGCCTTGGCCATTCTGCCCGACAAGTCCGGGTCCGCCGCCATTGCCACCGCGACGGCTGCTGTCGTCGCTCGGCCCAGCGAAGAAGTTGTTGTTCGTCCAGCCATGACCGCCCGCGCCGCCGGCTTCACGAGTCCCCGGCGAACCTTCGCGGCCATTGCCGGGGCCCTCGCCGCCAAGGCCGCCGCTATCGCCCGCGCCACCACCGCCGCCGCCGCCTTTGTGGTCGCTCGGGTCCCGGCAGGGACCGCCGCCGCCACCACCGCCGCCGCCGAATATCTGGCCGCTTGCGTCAGTGAGGTCGATGGCAGACTGCACCTTGAGCGCAAGTCCCCCGGCTAGCCCGTCGGTGGCATCGATATTGCCGTTACCATTCGCGCCCGTTCCGCCAAGCCCGCCGCAGCCCTGGATACGCCCGCGGACGATCAGCGATAGCTGGACGGTGTAGATCGTCAGCGTCGTAGAGGTCGCAGCGCCAGAGGTCGCATTCGCGTTCAACGTGATCTGCGTCGGGCTATCGACGGTGAGGATCTTCGCGCCGGCCGGAATACCAGTCCCCGTCACCCGCATGCCGGCCGTGAGGCCAGTCGTCGCGACGGACAGGCTGGTGAGGATCGGCGAACCGCTAGTGCGATTGCCCGTCTGCGAGCGGGTCGGCCAGGTGCCGGTATCGAGCGCAGGCAGCGACGTCGATGCCGACCCCACATGCGCCGAGGTTTCGACGATCATCGTCACGACGTCGCCATCTGCCGGCGGGTCATAGAGATCGTCGTGCAGAGTCCGCCAGTTCAGGTTTTGATCGTCATAGTCGATCGTGATCTGGCGCGTCGTGTCGTTCGCAGCAGCGACACGCAGTTCCTCGACCTCGATTGCGATCTTGTCCTTGGACGGGGTGACCTTGAGTATCTGGCCCGTCACGCTTTCCAGCACGCCGAACGACGTCTGCTCCGTCCGCCACTGCAAGACATGCGAGTTCCCGAGCGCTGGCATGGACTGGGCATCGCGCATCAACTGGAACGAGAACAGCCGCGGTGGCGTGCCATAGCGGCCGATGAGCAGTGTGCCGACGCGAAGCGCAGCGCTCTGCCCACCACCGGGGATCCAGCGCGAATAGATCTTCTTGATCGCCGCAGAGCCGTAATTGCCCTCGGCAGCGAGGTCTGCCGTGATTGCGGCAGATCGATAGTTGTCGTTTTCCTCAAGGCCCTTCGTCGGGTCTTTGAGCCCGTAGTAGACCCAGACCTGCGACAGGCGCTTGTCGGGCTGCTCACGGCGCGAGAATGTCTTGGGGAGGATGTTGGAATCGTCGAACGTCAGCGGGTTCGTGGCATTGGCGCGCAGCACGCGAAGCCTGATCTTCGCGGCGAGGTCATCCCACCAGATCGAGAGGCCACACTGGGCCATGAGTTCGGCCACGAGCTTAGCGACAGGCGTCGGCTCGGCAATCGTGCCGGTGTAGTTCCGCTTGAGGTAGCCGGCAGTCTCCGCCTGCCACTCGGACAGGTTGATGTAGGCTGCGGGCACCTCGGCATAGGTGACCATCAGCGAATAGAGGATGTCTGCCGGGTCGGCCGCCGAATAGCGCAGCGCCAGCTGGACGCGATCTGCCGCCGTATGCGCACCTGCCGTTGATCCGAGTTGCGCCCTGGTGATCGTCAGAACATCAGCAGCGCGGGTGAACGACGCGATCTCATCGCCGCCGAGGTTCACGTATCCAGACGCTGGGTAGTCCGTTGCGCCGATGCCTGCCGGCGTCATCGTGAGGCTGGTGGCGACGTTGGTGATGTCGGCCACCATGCGCCCGCCGCTGAGGGACGGAGCCTGCGCTCGGTCGCCGTCAAGCATCTTGAGTGGATCGACGGCCATCAGCGTGTAGGAGCCGTCAGCGTTCGGCCCGTCGAATGACTCGACGATGAACGTGCGCAGTTCCATCTCGGACAGCGCCTGGTCAGAGTATCCCTGATACCAGCGCACCTCACGATTGCGGAGGTATGGCTGCCGGGCCCGGAACTTCCCCCAGATCGTCCCCTGCTCATAGGGATTGTAGGAGCGGCCGGTCTGGTACTTATCAAAGCCCGCGCCGGTGTCTGAGTGCGGATGATCCTGCAGGGTGATGCGGAGGCTCGCGCGCTTGCCGAGATCGACGCCGGGATTGATCTGCGCCGGGGAGAAGTTGACCGCCATCAGGTTCGTCAGCGCGTCGATCGACTGGTCGCGGAACGTGTTCTCCTCGGTGAAGCGGAGCGTCACGGTCGAGGCGGCATAGACAGCAGGCTTTGCGCAGGTCGCCACTGAGTTGAAGCACTTGTCGGTGCTATCGACGCCGAGCACAGCCGTGCAGGCCCCGACGCCGTAGGAAAGCGAGCAATAGTTGATGTCCAGTTCGATGTACTGGACGGCGGCGCGGGCTGTCACTGATGCACACCGAGCTTGCGGAGGAGCGGGAAACGGGCAGCGATGCGCACCGACAGGTACAGCGCCATCTTGACGAGCCACTTCTCGCCGCAGACGCCCATGGCCTCGAGGAACACCCCGTCGATGACCTTCTGCGTCTGCCCGTAGGCGTGTGGGCGGCCTTCGACGAGCCGGGTGCCCAGATAGTCGTGGATCACGGCGGCGCGGCTGTAGCGCCCCCAGGTTGGCAGCAATGCCCACAGGATGCGGGGGATGCTCGCGCCGTCGGTGATGAAGCCGGCAGGCACCTCGATCACGCGCCCTGATCCGAGCTCGCCGACCTCATAGATCAGCGGCTGCTCGATGCGCCATTCGCGCCAGTCGGTGTCGAGATGGGTGATCGTCAGCGGCCCGGTAAACGCGCTCATAGGATCAGCCCTGCCATGGAGAGTGACAGGTCGAGATAGCCAGTCGTCCTGCTGATGTTCGGGAGAACTGTGGAGGTCAGCCACGCGAACGCGACTTCCTCGGGATAGTCAGTCGGAGACCATGCGAAGAAGAACGGCGCAAAGCGATTGGCCGAGCGGACGAAGCCATCGAGGGCCGTCGCGTAGAAGTCAGGATCGACGTCCTTGATCGACGCGCCGCTCTGCAGTGACCCGCCGGTGATGATCGCGCCGAGGTATTCGCCAGAGGTCGAGCGCCCGCTGTAGACCTCGATGTTCTCGGCACGCGTCAGCGGCACGTAGCCGGGCGCCAGGCCGGGTTTCAGGGCTGTCAGGCTGCCCGCGTACCAGACGGCTGCCTGGGGCGCTGTAGCGACCGGAATGAGCCGCAGGCGCACACCGATGTAGTACCCCTTGGCGAAGCGCATGATGAACGGGGAGTCATCGGCCGGAATGATGCCGGCAAAGACCTCCGTCCAGACCGCGCCGGGTTCCGCCGTGATCGCCTCAACGGAAACCGTGATGCCAGCGGAGCCGAAGTTATGCCGGGCAACGCCGATATAGTCCGTCTGGCCTTCAAGCGACGACGCGGTCACCAGTTGCGTGGCCGTCGATGCGCTCTTCCAGTAGAGGTTCGTGTTCGGGTTCGAGAGGTTCGTCACCGGATAGTCAGTGGCGGCGCTGTCCGATGTCAGGCCCGCGAACGTGACCTTGTTCTCCCAGCCGATGAGCGGATGGTGGGACTCGTAGTCGAAGTCCGGCGTGATGATGAGCGCGGCCGGGGTGTAGAGAGCCATCAGTTGTCACCCTTGAAGCGCGTCACGATTTCCATGCCGTTCGCCGAAGCTTCCTCGTTCAGCTTGTCGAGGAGCGACTTCACATCGCCAAGGCTGACTTGCGTGTTTGAGTTGCCGACGAGGTTGATCAGCGTGCTCTGACGTGCCGGAGCCGGCGCGGCCGGGGCTGCGCTTGCGCCTCCACCCGCACCAATCGCTGTCTTGCTCTGGTAGGTAGAACTTGCAATCGCGCCGATCTGCGCGGCAGTGGCGGCGGCCGCGATCCCGGCAAATGCGATGGCGCCCGGAAGCCCGAAAACCATGCCCGCGTTGTAGGCATGAACAATGGCTTCACCACCGGCGACCACGGCGCGCGCAAGGCTTAGGGTTTTCTGAACCTCGAAGGCTTTCTCGCCTTCCAGCCCCATCGCGTCGGTGATCTTCTCCAGATTGTCGATCACGTTGCTGGCAGCATCGCCGTAGCTGTTCGCCATCTCCTCGACGGCTTGACCGACGCCGATATTGTAGTCGCGGTTGGTGATATCCCCGCGTTCCATCTGCTCTTGGAGCTTCTCGACGGCGCGGCCCATCTTCTCCCATGGAGTTTCATTCTCCATGGTGATGTGCAGGCCCTCTAGGGCCAGCTGCGCGTCGGTGAGGCTGACAGCCATGGCCTCGATCTGGGCCCGGCGCTCATTGGTGATCGGGATGCCCGTGGCCTCAGCCTGCGAGAGCAAGTCCTGAGTGTTCTTGAGGAGTTCGCCGGCAGCATTCGTCATGCCAAGCGCGTCGGCTTCGGCCATTAGCTGGTCGATGCGGGTGCGGGTGGACTCGCCGAGTTTGTCATAGGCCTTCTGGGCCTCTTCCATCTTCTTGATCTGGTCGTCGGTGAGGCCGGGGAGGCTTCCGCCGCCGCCACCAGACCCAACCGGATTCAGCGGGTCGGACGCAGGCGTGTTGAAGGGCTTGAAGAAGTCTTCAAGCGATCCGAACCCGCCAGGCTGTGGCGACGAGAACCTGCCATCCTGCATTTTCTTGCCGGCGGCAGCCGCGGCAGCATCGACAGACCCATAGTCGCGCAGGTTCTGGAGGCTCGGATCGTTTGCCCGTGCATCCATCTCGAGGAAGAAGCGTGAGACCTTGTTGATGATCTCGATGATCGCCGGCAGGGCATTGTTGAAGGCATTGAGCAGCGCTACGCCGAGGTTCTGGACGGCGCCGACGAACTTCGGATCGGTGATCGCCGCGATCAGTTTCTCGACGTTCTGGCGAAGCTTGTCCGACGCAGGTCCGTTGACCTCGAATAGATCGCCGAAGGCTTCATTGAGCGCCGAAAGTGCCCCGCCGAGCGTGCCGCGTGCCGCGCGCGCCGTGCCACCGAACTGGTTCTCCAGTTCCTTGAGGATCACCTTCTGCGCGCCGACGATATCGCCGGTTTCCAAAAGCGCCTTGACGACGTGCTTCTGGTCGGCCGTAAACTGGATGCCGGCGCGGGATAGCGCGGTCATGCCGAGGATCGGATCGTTCAACGCTTTGCCGACCTGCAGAGCGGCGCCATTGAGATCGGTGCCCAATGCCGTCGCCACGTTCATCGTGGCTTCAAGTGCCTGGGGAAAGACCGTGCTTCCAATGCGCGTGAAGGTCAGCAGCAGCGCCTCGGCGCCCTTGATCGTCTCATCGCCATAAGCAGTGACGCGCTGCAGGGCGACGGCCATATCGGAAAGCTGAATCGCAGTGAGCCCTGCCGCGCCTCCAGTGGACTTGATCACCGTCTCAAGCTTACGCTGTGCACGCTCGCTTTCGATCGTGCTGTCGATGAACTTAGAGATCGTAGCTTCAATGACACGAAAGCTCGCATAGGCGGTCACGAGCTTCGTCACGCCATTGATCAGGCCTGCGACTGCCTTCTCGGCGCCGCTTGCCTCCTTGGCGAAGTCGCGTAGGTGGCCCTTGGCGGCGATCACCTCGTTCGACTTTACGGCAAGGCCGAGTTCAGCAATATCGGTCAATTGCAGTCCCCTGGCCCATGCGATAGCGTCCCGCCCCGTTCAGGAGGGCGAAATGCGCTATCTGCTTGCCTTGTGTCTGGTGATGGTTCCCGTGTCGGCCCTTGGGTCAGACGACGGGGTTATGGTAATGATCGCTCGGCAATGCGCCGCGCTTGATGACGCGACCAGCCGCCTCGCATGTTACGATTTGGTGTTCAAAACTCAGGTGAGCGCGCCGGAGGATGTCGCGCCGGATGATTCAACACCCGACGAGACGCCTGCGAACTAATCCTGCTTCTTCGCGTAGTGCTCAAGCAGCACGCCGTCGCAGACACGGATCGCCCGCAACAGATCGGCGAACTGATCAGGATCATCGAACCCATGCCGCTTCGCATAGGCGTCGACTGCCGTGTAAGGGATCGGGCCCATGCCCATCCCCGCCGGCCGGTCTGTAGATAGCTCCCAGAACGCCGATAGAAGCTCGTCAGCGCCCGGCAGCATGTCGGGTGGGTAGAGGTGCTCAGGGACCGGGAGCGCCCTGCCCTCGAACTTGGTGGCGAGGTCGTCAGCTAGGCGGCCGTATTCGAGTTGCCAGGCGACGACCTCTCGGAGTTTTTTTCCAACTCCTCCGCCAGTTCGCCGCGCCCGTTCTCGACGATCGTGGCGGCAAGCACCACGGCGTCGAAGAACGGCCGGTAGTCGGGATCGGTGAGAAGCTTCTTCGCCAGATCCTTGTCGAACTTGACCGGCTTACCGCCTTCGGACAGGCCATCCCAATCGAGCAGGATCGCCTCGTGGATGGCTTCTCCAGCAATGCGGAGGGAGGTTTCGGGGAGGAGCGAGCCGTCCCGGTTCCGCTGGCCCTTGGGCACGGCGCGGCCGAGGCGCGATACGACGCTGGTGTAAATCTTGCTGCCGGTGCCGCGGACCTTCACGCGAAGGTCGCCCATGCCGGGCAGATCGCCGACCCATTCGCCGGCTTCAATGCGGGCGGAGTCGCGGGTGAGATTTGAAAGTTCCATAGTGTCCTCTGTCGGAAGGGAAACGGGCGGGAACCGACATCCCCGCCCGCCGTCGGCGCGCTAACGCAGTTCGGCCTGTCGGGGCCGATCTATCATGGCAAGTACCAGTACCGATTTGTGCAGATGGTATAGCCGAGGGTCGCATGCCGCAGCGCCTGGGCAGTGCCCTCGAGCATGACATCGGCATTCTTGCCGGAGACCTGCGGCGAGCCCGTCTGCATCTCAAGGCGCGGCAGATCGAACAGGTACGTCTCCTTGTTCGTCGAGGGCGACTGGACGCGGGCAGTGAAGCCAAAGTCGGTATTGGCGAGCAGACGGTCATAGAGCGTCTTGTCGCCGAAGTAGCTCGAGAACGCGGACAGCGAGCAGTTGAACTCGCCATTGCCCGTCCCCACAGGCCCAAGCGAGCCGATGGCGTTCTGCGCCCGCAAGTTGTTGTTGATCGACAGGGTCGCCGACATCACGAAGTTCGGGCCGGTGATCGACGTGCCGTCGAGCAGCAGATCGGCCACATCAGAAGAGGTGTTCATCACCTCATAGGACGGCGCGACGGTATCAGTGGCGCCGGATGCCCGGGTCGTCGAGATCGACGCATCCTTGCCGATATAGGAGCGGGTAACGGCAACGACTGCCTGGGCAGCGAATGCCATCGTCATCTGGTTCAGCGTCATGCCGCGGAACGTCTCATAGCTCGCCGGGGAGTGGTCGAGATACTGGCGTTCAAACGTGACGGAGCGCTTCGTGGAACCATTGCGCAGGCTGTCGCCGAAGAAGGCGCGGATGGTCTTGCCGGTGCCGGCGTCGGCCGTCCAGCCCGTCGGAACAATATCGAAGCTGAGGCGGGTCGCGGTGATGGCGGAGATACGGGCCCAGCCATTGAGCGCCGCAGTGGCGAAGGAGTTACCTGCCGCGCCGTCGCCGATCTTGATCCAGTCGCCGACGGTGAGGCCGAGCGTCGTGAAGTCGAGCAGCGTCGATGTCAGCGCATTGCCAGAGGTCACTGTCGCGGCGATATCAGCCGCCACACCTTCGAAGCCCACGACGCGGACAGCGCCGCCGACGTTCACCACCGGCTGCGCGGTGAAAGTAGCAGCGGTAAAGGTGATCGAGGTCGAGGTCGAGGAGAGGACGCGCGCCAACTTGTTGTTGGCAGTCGTCGTCATGCCGCTGATCAGCGCAAGCATGCCCGTCTTGAACGGTGTGCCGAGGGCAGACGCGACCGTGAGAACGGCAGTGCCGACGTCGGAGATTTCCGTGTCTGAGGTCAGTACCTCGATATATGGCGTCGTGACCCAAGTGCTCTGCAGGGCTTCCTCGATGTCGTCATCGAAGGCCTTGAAGCTGAGTTCGCCTGGGACATCGCCCGATGCCTGCAGTCCGACGAGGATCAGGTCGGAAAGCTGACGATCCGAGCGGATTTCATTCGACGCGACGGTCTGAGGGTTCGCATTGAGCGACGAGCTCGTGTTGCGCACCTCCTTGAATGCTGGCGAGGTAGGCACGACGCCGAAGGAGGATTCGCGCACCTTGGACAGCTTGGTGCGATTGGTAGCCTGAAGATCGACCATGCTGGTCTCCTTATGAGAAGGTGTCGCACCACCAGGGGATGGTGACCGGTGTCAGGCGCCAGCCGTCCTGATCAAGGGACGTTCCGCGATACGGAAGGGCTGGGCTTCCGTCGAAGCTCCCGATGCGAACCCGGAGCGAATTCTTGTCGATCGTCACGCCTGCGAACTGCTCGATGATCTGGTCTGCGATCTCGGCAGCCGGCAGCGATCCCTCATTGATCGGGGAATAGATGATCACTTGGTACAGCCCGCGATGCCTGCGCGGGGAGTTGCTCCCCACGGCGGCGTAGTCTGTCCGATTTGGCAGGATCGATGGCGCGACATACGTCTGCCCCACTACAGGCTGAAACGCCGCCCCTGGCCACGCTATTGGCGCGGAGAGGCCAAGGGCGTTCAGACGGTAGTGCAGCGCATCCTCGATGCCGCTAAGCTTCCCCGTCGTCGCCATTCCTGCTATCCCTTCGGCATGGCCGATAAACTGTCCGACGCCGCCGTCTATCAGCGGCTCGTCGATGCTTCCGATGCTCTAGGCAAGGATCCGGGCGAGACCGTCCGAGGCGATACGGCTTTGACCGCCGCGCGCCGCGCGCTCGTCTTGATCCAGATGGGACTGGTGAAGGCGGCCGACGAAGCTACTGAGCAGCCCGACGCTTCGCCTCCTCGGTGACCCTCTCGACGATGTGCTGCCAGTTCTGCGCAGCAAGGCGGACGAACCCGTCCTGCATCTCGCGATAGCCGGCATATGAGGCCGTGTAGCCGAAATAGATCGTCTGCCCGAGATCAGCCGACGCGATGATGAGCTCGATAGGCGAGGCACTGTAGGCATAACTCCCGCCTGCCGATGGGCGAGCCTTGGAGTCGATCTGCGGCATGCTCTCGGTGGAGGCCTGCCCGCTGGCGCGGAGGAACCCGGTGTCCACCCTCATGTTGCCGCCCTCGGCGCGCGTCGTCTGCGCCTGCGAGATCACCTCTTGAGCCGAGGCCTTGAACACCTTCTCCATGCGCTGCTCGGTGGCGAGCACCCAGCGGTCAACGTCTGCCGTGAAGCTCATCGAATGTTCGCGAGGAAGTCGATGCGGTTCTCAACGTAGCATCGGCAATTCGCAGTCTCTTCGATAGGCGCGGCGGGATCGCACGGATACATCAACTGAACCCCGGTCGAGGTCACGAACGGCTCATTGAGCCCGACGCTCTCGCCATTGAGTTCGGCATGCGTATCCCGCACCCGCTTGTCGCCAGCCGAGTGCCATGCCCGACGCACATCAGAGGCCGCGATCGCGCCCGTGTCCACAGCCTGGCGGAACGCCTCGTCCTGCGCTGCGTGAAGCGATGCCAGCGTCTCAGTCCGGGCGATCGTCTCGCCACGCAACTGTAACAGCGAGTCTGCGTATCGGCCGATCATCTTCGATACGGTATCAGCCGGCAGAGGCTTACCCTCGGCAATTGCCTTGAGCACGGTGCGGTCGAATCGCTTGTCCCGGCGCACACGAGTTAGGTAGTCGCGGAGCCGTACTGGATCCCCGCTGAGAAGCTGTTCACGCGCCGTCTGGACGTAGCGCTCCTGCGACGAGGTCAACCCGAGCAGCCCGCCTTCGCGGCGGCCCGTGATGCGGTTGACCCGGCCCACGAGGTCGAGCGCCGCGGTGCGTGGGTTCGTCCCCGCGCCGAGAGCAGATGCGAGAGCAGCCCGGATGGCTGCGCGCTGATCTTCCATGATCCGCGTGATCAGGGTCGACGAGTGGTTCCGCAGCCATGACTCGGCGCGTAGGTTGCGCACATCGAAGCGAACCACGACGCGCCCACCGGAGCCAGATTTGAGCAGCGGGAACCCGCCGACAGTGGCAAGCCCCCCTGCGGCATAGGTATCCTCTAGAACCCGCTCCAGCCCGCGATAGGCGGCAGGATCGAGGTGTAGGGCCTCGAATACCCCTTGGACGTCTCCGCGCTCTAGGCGATCAGCTATCCGGCCAAGTTCTGCCTGGCTCGTGATCTCATTGATCGCGTCGAAGAAGGCGCGGAGCACCTTCGGCTCAAGAGTTTTCGCAAGCTCATCGATCCTCATACGCGCACCAGAAACTTATAGGCGACAGCCGTGCCGGCAGACGGAACGCGGATCGTCCTGAGTACCGTCACGGCTTTGCCGTCGATGGCCAGAACGTCACCGGCCGCTGGCTCGACGCCGAACACGGAGGCCGTCACCTCAAGGTCAGTTGCCTTGATCACCGTGGCGTCGACGAACTGCTGAGAGATGCCCTTGACGGTCGCGTCGAGGGTGTAAACCGTATCGACGCCATCAGAGCGCACCCAGGGCTCGGATGGGGAAACGTAGCCGGCTGAGGTGCGCGTGAGCGTGCAAACACCTTGCCGAAATTCTGAAAGGATATCAGACGCAATGGTCTGCATTTCCTGGTAGAAATCCATTGGCCACGCACCTCTAGAATGGTACAAAAAGCGAACCCGCCGGGCCTTGCAGGGCCGCGACGGGTTCTAACCAGCAGAACCTGAAGAGAGGTCTAGATGGCTACCAGCGTTGTATGTTCAGTACCCAATTGCGACAAGCCGAAACGGGCGCGTGGGTGGTGTAATCAGCATTACCAGCGCTGGAAGAAACACGGCGACCCCCTGACTACCACTCACTATGAAGGCGCGCTGTGCTCCTTGGACGGATGTTCAGGAAAGGCTCGTGCTCGTGGCCTTTGCATCAAACACTGGCGACGCCTGATGATTTACGGCGACCCTACCTTGCATATTCGGGCATCAAAGGGCGAACCGCTAGAGTTCCTGCAGAATGTGGTCTTACCCCACCGTTCCGGTGACTGCCTCATTTGGCCTTTTGATAGGTCTCCAAGCGGCTATGCGAGAATAAACATGCTTGACGACGGGACACGAATTGTCTCGCGTATCGTTTGCGAAGCGATCAATGGGCCGCCACCTTCATCCAAGCATGAGGCTGCGCACTCATGCGGGAAAGGGCATCTTGGCTGCGTCAATCCTCAGCATTTGAGGTGGGCAACAACAAGCGAAAATTCGCTCGACAAGATTATCCACGGAACGATTATCCGAGGAGAGGATTGTAACTTATCCGTTCTGAGCGAAGATGACGTCAGAGCTATTCGACGGCTCAAGGGGACTATGTTCCAGAGGGAGATAGCAGCCCTCTACAATGTCTCACGCCCGACAATCAGCATGATTCTCAGCAGAAAAACATGGCAGTGGATCGAATGATCCACGTCATCAGCCGCGCACCACAGTGCCAGACAGCACCGGTCCGCGCGTAGCGAGCAGGCTGCCGAGAATATCGTTGATCACCGAGACGACGGGCCGCTGATCCTGCACCCCGCCCGTGCCTAGGGCATACTCAACAGATACAGCGCCCTCGACGGCAACGGACTTCTTGATCTGCCCAGGTGTCACATCAGGGCTCAAGGCCCCTGGTGAGGCCTTTTCTCGAACGGCCGCCTCAATGCAGGCATTGATGATCTCGATCGGGATGGCGTCGGTGTCGATGTAGGTAACGAGCGGCGCATTGTCGTGCGCGTTCGTCCTGGGCCATTCGAGCGCCTGAAGCCGGAGCTTCGTGCGATAGCCGGTGAAGCGGGTGCGGTACGTCGCGTCGAGCCATGTTGCGGACCTGCGCAAGGATTGCTCGATTTCAGCGTCAGTAGCAGACCCATACGATAGACCGCGCGCATCGCAGTAAGACTTAAACTGGGCAACGCTGGCGTATGTTTCAGAGTTCGATCGGCCTGTCCCATCTTCGACGATAATGGTCATTTCATCGCCTTTCTTCGCGCCCATGAACGGCGCATACCTTCCGACATCCGCTCGTAAATTGATGGGTCGTCTATCCGCAACTGACGGGTGCGTATCGACTGAGCAGCCCTTGCTTCTGGCGTCCTGTGGGTTTCTGCCGAACGATGAAGCCGAAGTTGATTATTTGCTTGCTCCGCACCCATCCGGCTCAACCTCTCCTTGTGCTCTGGCTTCGCCGCCATAGCTACAATCGCCTCCCGCATGCTTGCATTGTGCTCGGCGCTGTGCGGCTTGCCTTTAGTTGCGGCTGACAATGCAGCGCGCTGCTCAGGCCGCTGCGATGCCTCTCGGCTGCGTTGCCGTTGGTGCTCTCGTGCGCCCGGCCTTGAATAGACCTGCAGCATGAGTTCGCTTTTCTTCTGGCTGTGCAACTCGATATTCAGAAGGTCCGCGCCCTCGTCGGTCAGTCGCTTGATCCACGCCGCTTCATCGATATTCCAGTTGGCGTTTTCTTGGAGCGGCAGGATCTCCACATGCCCGCCCCGGCTGCAAACCTCAAATATCCAACGTAGGACCGGGCGCGTATCAGTCGCGCTGGACTTCGCCACGTGGTCTCCGAAACGACGCCACAACGGTTGCCGGGTCTTTCCGACATACCTAATGCCGGGTATCCCTTGCTCCACTAGCGCATAAATCGTGCAGGGTGTATTTGTTGGCGTAGCCATTCGAGGATCCTTCCATGATCATCGAGTTCGGTTAGGGCCGCCTTGGTGTTTCAGCACCGTGGCGGCCTGCTTTTATACCCCATGCTCAGGTAGAACGGAAGCGGAACCGCGGTCATGCGCGCTTCGCGACTTCAGCCGTGATCACGCGAACAGCGGCCTCGGTCTTGGTCTCCTCGCCCTCGAGCACCAGGTCGTCAATGCCGAGGATCGTCTCAGCGAGCTTGATCTTGGCGTTGTGGTGGAGGTCTGCCCAATCGGCAGGGATGGCCACTGGCGGCGTTTCAGTACTGGCAGCACCCGACGCATCAGACGAGGCCAGATCGCCCGCCAGTGACGCGCTAGTCGGCGCTGGTGCAGTCTCGCCATCAAGCAACACATGCACGGACGGATCGTAATCGGCTTCGTTGATGATCGCGTAGCTGTCGCCTGACTTCACGCGGATCGTCGGTACTGTGTCTGACATGTCGGTGTTCCTTCGGTTGGTCTCAGTGACGGGGCCGCCGAAGCGGTCCCGCTGCAAAGATCAGCCCAGAACGATGGCAGCGAACTCGGTGTTCACCGCCTTGAAGCCCCAAGCGAGGTGGAGCTCCCAGGAGCGCTGGCCGTACTGCGCGATGTCGAGCATGAGGTAGGTCATCCCCTTGTCGTCGCTGACGAGCATCTGGGTGATGGTCGGGTTCGCAGGCATCAGCGGGGGACGCATTACGCCAACAACGGCAGAACGCTCGAACGCGAGGTTCGCCGTGTAGTTGTTGCCGACGGTAATGGCGTCGTTGTCTGCGTGGGCGGCACGCAGGCCGGGCGCCGCAATGGTGACGACGTTCGCAGCCAGCGCCGTTGCCACCACGTACTTGTTAGTGTCACCCGCGAAGGTGATCACATCACCGGCAAGGATCGTGCCGGTGCCGGTGTCAACGGTGATCGCGGTGTCGCCGATGGCATAGCCGGAGGCGTTGTTGACAAGGTAACCGGAGCCGGTGCCCTTGGTGTGAACTGCGATTCCTGCCGACTCCGACATACGGAAGCCCATCTGAGGAAGGAACTCGCCCGTGCGGCGCTCAGTGTCGCTGCCAGCCTGGTAGGCATTCTGCAGCACGCCGAGGTTCCGCAGGTTGAGGCCCGCAGTGGTATCGAATACCATCTGCAGGTCAGCCTTCGGCGCGCCATTATCGACGAGGATCTTGCGGGCGTTGGTCATCGCCGTGAGATCGGACGCAAACGGAGCAGTGCCGGCGGTGCCGTAAGCGCGGGACGCGCCAACCTTGACGGCGAGAGCAGCGTCCACTTCCGCTTCATTGCGGAGCGTACGCATGCCCTGCGACACAAGCTGGCTCACCCAGTCATTCGAGATGGTGGCATTTTCAAGCGAGCGCTGCTGCTCGCCAGTCAGGTGCCAGGACACCTTGCGCGACTTGGTAATAACCACCGGGATCGAGCTTGCAGTCGCATCCGTGCCGCTCGATGTCGTGTTCGAAGGCGTGAAGTCAGACGCAGCGCGGGTCGGAGCGACGTCAACGGTGACGGTGTCGCCCTTGGCCACGCCCTTATCGTCGAACTGGGTATTGATCGCGCCAACCACACCGAAGGGTTCAGCAGCGACGAGCTTGGCGGCGCTGAACAGCGTCGGAGCAAGCGAGGTGAGGGTATTTGCCATTGTGGGGAGCCTTTCAGGCTATCAGATGAGGGTTACCCCCTCGGCCATCTTCGCTGCGCGGTCCTTGGGGGATAGCGCGTTGAATGCCGACTGGGTCATGGTTTTGGAGGTTCCCCCTCCGCCGTTGCCCGGCTGCTTCCCGCTGCCAGACTGACCGGAACCTTCGAAGGCCCGGCCGAACACTTCCGACGCTGCCATTTCGGCGACGAGGTCGGAGATCGTCAGTGGTTCGCCCTTGCCGTTGACGCGAGGATCACCCTTGGCGTCGACGACACGGACAAAGTAGTCGTTGTTCTCCTCGACCATCCGAACGTGCTGCCGCACGTGGGGGAGGAGCAATTCAGGGACGCCCTTGGCGCCAGCAATGGCCTTCGTCGCCTCGCCGTCGATCAGGAACCGCTCGAGGGCCTTGTCCTTGGCCGAGAGCTTATCGGTAAAGCCCTTGATCTCGGTGGCGTGCTTCTCGTTCATCTGGGCGCGGAGCTTGTCCCACTCGCCGCCCTTGACTGCCTTGTCCTCGTCGTCCTTCGCCTTGGCGTCGATGAGCGCCTTGATCTCATCGGCAGAGAGCCCGAGCCCGGCGTATGCCTTGGCCTGCTTTTCGAAGTTCGCACGCTCGGCGCGCTCCTTCTGCAGGGCCGTCTTGAGCCCGGTGGTATCTTCCAGTCCATCGACGCCGAGGACGAACTTGCCGTCCTTTTCCGTGTACTCGCCACGCAGGGCCTCAGGGACGGAATCGAGTGAGTCCACTGTGAGTTTCAGTGCCATAGGTCAGCCTCTCGCTGTTGAACGGGCATCACGCCCAGAGGCCCTGTGGCGTCACGCCATGCAGGGCAAAGAAAAACCCGCCAAAGCGGGCTGCATCACGCGATCTGCGCGATGTTGATGATGGTCCCGCGCGAGTGGGTGTAGATCACCCCGCCTTCGCTCACCTGAACCTCAAAGCTATAGGTGCCGGCTGCCAGCGCTGAGATTGTCGTTGTCGCAAAACTGAACCGGCCATCGCTTGTCCCGTTCGCCGTCCCGGCAATCGTGACAGAGTCCGCGATGTGCATCTCGACTGTTGCCGCGTCGGGGACGTACTCCGTCCCTCCGTCGATCAGCGTCGATAGCTGCATCAGGAACGGGTCGGTATCCCCGACCGTCCGATTGAGCACCAGATCCTCTGCAGCCTTCATTTGCGGCTCCGACTGTCTGCCTGGGCAGATCGTGTTGTGTTGTCCGCCTCCGATTGCTCGGAGCGGCTGTCCGCCGTGAACAAGGCAGAGAATGCCGACGCGAGGGCACGAACAGGCCGCGCATCAGCAATCGCATTTAGAACCGCCAGGCCGTGACCGAACGGGTCGGCATCGCCCAACGACGCGATGATCGCCGCGAGGGTCGAAGCGAATGCCGCCAGCGCCTTGTCGACGCCCTTCCTCACCGACACTGCGACGCTCACCGGAACCGCTACTGTGAACGCCACCGCCTTGCGCACCGATACGGCGCCAGAGACGGTCGCCGCGATCGTCCGCGAATAAAGGCGGCTTACCGACACGACAGCAGTGCTCGATGCAGCAGCGGCAATCCGCTTGCCAGCCTGCTTGATCACGGAAGCCGAAGTGCTCGCCGAGACCGAGATCGTCCGCAACAGCGTCTTCGCCGTCGCAACTGACACTATCCCGAGCGATGTTGCCGCGACCGTCTTGCCTGCCCGCTTCACAACCGACGCAACAGTCGCCGCCGAGGCGGAGATCGTCACCAGGATGACCCGGATCGCCGATACCGACGTCGCGCTCGATGCGGCGGCCAGCACGCGCTTGCCGACTGATTTGACGACGCTGACTGAGGTGGCCGATGCCGCCGACACTGTCTTGAGCAGCGTCCGAGTGAACGATACGGCCACTGTTCCCAGCGATGCCGCTGAAACGATCTTTCCTGCGCGGCGAACAATCGACACTGCAGATCCGGCAGCCGCCGATATCGTGACGAGGAACACCTTGATCGCGGCAATCGTCGTCGTCGTGACAGACGATGCCGAAACAGTCTTCCCGACCGACCTGATCACCGAAACGGCGCCGGCGGATGTCGCGGCCACACCCTTGCCGATGCTGCGTGCGAGCGCAGTGGCAGTGGCAGACGTTGCCGCGATAGCCTTGCGCGCCTGCTTGATTACGACGCTCGTGGTTGAGGAACTCACCGAGACGCTCTTGCTTGCCGACTTCGTGACCGCTGACGCCGTTCCGCCTGTCGCGACGGTGGATTTCCCCACTGAACGGACAAACGCCGCCAGTGACGCGCTACTTGCCGAGACCCCCTTGCCGGCGCTCTTGACGACGGAGACCGAGCTCGACGCAGTTGCCGAAATCGTCTTCAAAAACACCCTGATCGCGGAAACGGTTGTGCTTGTCGCACCCGCTGCCGCGATGAACTTCGAGACGGCGCGCTGCAGGGCAACAGCGCCGACTGAGGCAACGTTGATGGCCTTGGTCGCAGATTTGACGATGAGCACCGCCGACGCGGCCGTAACCGCGATCGTCTGGTTGTAGCTCGCCGGCCCGCCGCCGCCAGAGGTAGGCAGTGTCGATAGCGGAAGCTCTGAAAGAGCGGAGTGCCCGAGCATCGCTTACCCCGCTACAATGAGAATCCAGCCGTCACCACCGTTGCCGCCGTTGCCTGCCGTACCTGCGCCCGACGCAGCACCGCCACCGCCACCGCCTGAGCCGTAGCCGCCGTCACCACCGTTGCCGCCGTTGCCTGTCGTATGCCCGCCGCCGCCAGACCCGCCAGAAGACAGAGGCGGCTGGAAAATGGCGGTGTTCGGCAGGATAATGGGCTTGGGATTGAACCCAACTAGGCCAGAGCCACCCGTTGTTCCACCGCCACCAGCAATCTGCGGCCAAAGTCCACCGGCAGTAATAGCGCCACCGGCAGCCGTGCCGTTACCGCCGCCAGCCCCACCGGAAGCAAACAGGCCGCCAGTGCTCCCCGGCGCAATAGCCGTGACTGCACCATTGGCCGCCGCTGAGCCTGCCGTACCCGCTTGGCCACCGGAAATATCCCATAGGCCCAATCCACGGAACGGGGAGGAGGATGTGCTCCCGCCAGAACTACCGGCAGTGCTCGCTGCTGCACCAGCTCCACCCCCGCCACCGGACAGGGTGAAAACTAGGTTTTGCGTTGTGGTATTCGGCTGGATAGAAATAAAAGAGGTCGTGCCAGCAGTACCGTTACCCGCCGCCGTCGCGCCGAGACCGCCAGAGCCGGGGCGGAGGTAGAGCGTATCGGGAAGCAGGAGCGCAGGAGCCCACCAGCTAATTCGGCCACCCGACCCGCCCCCGCCAGCAGCGACCGTCAATGCCCCATTGTTTGACTTGCCACCGCCGCCGCCAGCGGCCTGTATGGTGATGTAGACCCAAGAACAGCCAGCAGGCTTCTGCCACGTCTGCCACCCGCGCGTCGTGGTCACGTCTTTCGACGCATAGAACATCTGCACATCGGCTGTTCCCAGCCGTGGCATTCCCATAGGCCACATCAGTTTTCCTCCCAGAACACGATTGGGTCAGGAGGTGTCGGCGCAACCCACCAGGCGGGCTGGCTCAGCGTCGTATCAATTGCCGTGTACGCCTCAATGCGGTCCAGGGTGGGCGTGCCATCAGAGAGGAAGAACTGATGCACGCCGTCCTTGCCGCCGACGTAAGCGAGCGCCTCGCCCAAATCCGGCACTTCAATGCGCACCAGCCACCACATGGCTAGTACTTTCCGCCGATGGCCGTTGCAGCATACCCGGTGCCGGAAGCGCCGGTTGACGTGCCGAACGCGATCAGCAGGCGGTACCCAGCCGGAACCGGGATATTGAGCGGGATTTCGTACTGGTTCTGCGCCACCGTCTGCGATGAGGTCGCCGCCGGCAGCGTCAGTTCCGCAACGAGGTTCGTGTTCGCCGCCGTGTTGGTCGTGCCAATCGTGAACGCGCCGCCCGTCATGTGCAGGAAGATGCGCGCCACAGTCGCTGCAGGCGAGCCAACTGCCTTCAGGATGACCTTCTGGACAAACCCGCCCTCGGTCGCGTCCGCCACCCACAGAGTAGAGGACGAGGTCGATGACGATGTGCCGTCCTGGTTCGTGTTTGCGGTCGGCCCGACAACCGCGCCAGCCCCCTGAACGTCAGGGGTGCGCGTGTAAATGGGGTCTGTGTTCGCGGCCATCGTCTACCTCAGAGCATTGCCGCGCCGAGGCGCATCGCTTCGATGCGGCCACGCGGTAGGGTGTCGGCCATCCACTGCGCGGGGATGGTGATGAAGACGTCTTTCGTTCCGGCGCTGAAGTTCACAGCCGCACCGCCGTTGCTCGATGCCGTGACCTTTGTGCGCGCCAGCGTCGTGGAACCCGACAGGGTGCCGAAGCCGACTTCCCACTCCGAACCGCCGACGATGGCGTAAGGCACGTTTGCCGCTGCCGTGCCGAGCGCCGCCGCGAAGGTCTGGAACCCCGTAGGCGCCGACCCGGCAAGGGTGATCGAACCCGTACCAGTCGTGGTCGTGGTGTCTTTGACGCGGTCGGCGTAGGCAGCCATTTACGAGAACGTCACATCGATCGTGAATGCGATGGAGTCGGCGGACGCCAGGTTGATGACGGAGAAGTCGCCATAGACGTCCATATTGCCACCCGTCGGCGGCGAGCCCGTGCCAACTGCGTCGAACAGCCCGACTTCGGTAATGGCGCGAGTGCCGGCCGCCGTAAGCGTTGCAGTCGCACGGAGTTTGTCGTTCGTGACGGATGCCGTCTGCTGGCTCATCGTGGCCGAAGCGCGAGCCTCAGTCGTCGAGGTCGTGGTGACGACGTTCGCCGATGCAGCAGCGGCCGAACCCGTGCCCCACTGGATCCACCACGTTGCCGCGGCGAGAAGGGACGTAATCCGGGCGAGCCCGGCATTCTGGACGCGAGCGACCATTGTAAAGGCTCCACGGAGTTAGCGGCGAACGAACAGGTTGCCGAACCAGTTGATGATGGGATTGCGGTGATAGAACGCGATGCGCCCGAGGTTCTCGACCGTGCCGTCTGCGCGCGTGATCACAGCAGAGATGCTCGCCCGACGCGCCGGGGCCTTGGTGACGATGCTGCTCATGAAGTTGCTCCGTTTGGGTCGGCGTTCGGGTCCGCATTGGGATCCGCGTTCGGATCAGGCGTCATCGCGCCGGTAATATCGGCCGGGGTATCCTGCCCCGGCACCTCGTCGAGGATGCGCTGCAGTTCCTCTTCGGGGTCGAAGTCAGGATTGAGCACGCTACGGCGCTTCATCTCTTCCCAGAGGCCGTCCTGGCTGAGATCGCCCTTCTCACGCATCGTGAGGAGCGTCTGCAGTTCCGGGGCGCCATATTGGCCGACAGCGAAGTCGGTGTTGATTTCGACCTCGACCTCCTCGGTCGACTTCATCCACATCGCTGTGAACATGAACGCCTGCTCGATCGCGTCCTTGAGGGCATTCGCCCAGGTCGCGACGGCAGAGTGTGCCTTGGCCGCTTCCACACCCGACGCGGTGGCAGTGACGTTGCCCGTCTTTGGTAGCATCGGCTGCATGCCGAGCCGGCGCATGTCCTCGATCGTCGCCGCGACGTCGTCGCGCAGTTCCTTGAGGTTCGACGCTGGGACAGTCAGATATGCCCAGCTGGTCTGGATGCCCTCGGCACCAGGCGCGAACAGCACGCGGCCGGGGCCGGTGACGATTCCCGGGCCGGGTGTGATCGTGCCGTCGTTCAGAGTCACCGGATCAGGCGGCGCCATCCCGTTGGCCGTCAGCATGGGTGCTGCGGTCATCGTGAATGCCTGCTCCTTGCCAGATAGCTGGCGATAGAGCTCGATCTGCATCACGGCGAGGTCAAGCAGCGGCGGCTTGACGTACTGGGCTCCTACGCGCTCTGCCGTGGCGTAGAACACGAACGGGACTTCATTGAGCGACAGGACGCCCTCGTCCTCAATCTCCCAAGTGACGACGCCTGTCGTCGAGTTCTTGACCTGGTGCCAAACCTGCCACAGGCTCGGCTCGATCACCCTGATCTTGTCGACGGACGTTTCTTCGAACCCATCATGGACTACGACGCATTCGCGCAGGCGCAGGTGGGTGACGACATCACGGGCGCCGCGGCGTTCAGTGCGCAGCGCGATGATCTCGTCAGCGTCGACTGACACCCAGTAGGGGCGGACGCCAGCTGCGCGCTCATCGGCTTTCGTCGCGCCGGGTGCCATGCTCGGGAAATCGACGAGAATGCCATGGGCGCCCATCGTAACGCCGCCCTCGAACATGTCCTTGGCGAACACGTGGAGATTGTTGCCGCGCCCGTCGATATCGTCGGCGATATCCTGCATGTCCTGCGAAGGGGTGCCGCTGAGGCATACCTCATTCGTGAAGGGCTTCGATGAGATCGCGCGGACGCAATCCTCGAACTCAGGCCGCCATGGGCCAGCAGCCCGACGCCTGTCATATTCTTCCTTCGTCTCAGCCGGGAACTTCGGCAGATAGGCTTCGCCGGCAGCCTTGACGGATGCAGCGCCAGCGAGGATCGCTCGGATCATGGCCCAGTCAGATGCCAGACGCGCATGGGCGAGGCTGGGGGTAGATGGATCCTTTGACTTATCCGTCATTCGATAGCTGCCGCTTCAATAGCAGCGGCGAACTGCCGTGCCTGCAGAGGCGTTAGGTACACACCAAGCGCATGGCACTTCATCTTGCCATCAGAGTCTGGCTTCTTCTTCACGGCCGCGATCAACATCACCTCGATGAAACCGTCAGACCGTGGAGTGACCTCCAGCGATGATTGAAACAAATTGTCGGCCGACCTGATCTCGACAAGCATCTTCGACATATCAGTTCCTTCGGCTGGCGCCGGTTTGAGCGGTCGGGGCTTTCGCCTTGAGCATCAATTCAGTCAGCGCCCAGACCATGGCATCAAGCCGATCCGGCGAAGGCATCCCAGACAGCGGCTCCCAGATCACCATCTGGTCCTCAAGGTCTGGCATCGCCGCGCAGTGTGAAACCTTGTCCTGCTCATAGAGCGCTGCGACTGGTTCAGCCCGGGCCCGCTTGCCGACCTTGGCATGCACCCGCGTGACCGGCGCATTCGCCCAAGCCGTGCGGATCGTATGGGTCACCATCTCGCCGCCCTGGTTGCCCTCGGCGACGATCATGTGAGCGCTGTGGCGCTTGTAGAGTTCGACGGCCTTTGCTGCCCACTTGTCAGGCGCATAGCGGCCCGACGCGTCCTCTAGGACATAGGCGCGGTCATCCATGCCGAGCCCGGCAGCGATGATCCCCGTCTCGTCCGATTCCTCTGTCGCCGTCGTCGCCGGGTCGATGGCGATCACGACGCGCTTCATCTCAGGCAATGGGCCGCGGTGCTGGATCCGCTCGACCTGAGCGCGCGTCCACAGAGCGCCTTCGGCTTCTTCCAGTACCTCGGCATGCAATTCCTGCCGGCCGAGCCTGGTGCCTTCGTACTTGTCGCGGATCGACTGCAGGAACGTCGGTGCGAGGTTCCCGACGTTGTCAAACGTCGAGCCGCGCGTGATCACCGTGCGCTTATCCTGCATGATCTCGCGTATCAGCTTCAGCGGCTTCGGCGTCGTCGTGATGCACACCCGAGGGTAATCCCCGAGGCGCAGCCCGAACATCGCCATGTCCCAGGTCTCGCGGAGGTACTTCCACGAGGCCAGTTCGTCTGCCCACATGGCTTCCGCCTGCGGGCCGCGCAGTCGTTCCGGCTCCTCAGCCGAGAACAGCGTAGCGATGGCGCCATTCGCCCATGTCAGGCGGCGCTTCGATGGCTCATATGCGGGGCGGCCCAAAGGCTCACCCGTAACCGTTTTGTCACCGGCCCAGCACACGGACAGCAGCCCGGACTCGCCTTCGACCATGACGTCGCGAGCGTCCGACGCGGTAGGTGCGACGAGGTGGACGCGCCCGACGCCTGCCTTGATCTGCTCACGGACCCATTCGGCTCCGGTGCGGGTTTTGCCGAAGCCTCGGCCGGCAAGGATCAGCCATGTGAGCCAGTCGCCTTCTGGGGCGATCTGAGCGTCACGGGCAAGGAAGCGCCAGTCGTGGAGCAGCTGCTCGCACTGGTCGTCAGTTAGGCTTGCCAGCGCCGCCTTGAGTTGATCTGGCGGCAAGCTGACGATCGAGGAGATGTTCAAGCGCGCTCCGGGCATCAGTCGTGGTCACTTCAACCGTCTGTGCGATTTCCTGCTTGTCGACCTGCCCGAGGTACTGCTTGCCCAGCCAGATCAGCATCGTGGCGTTCCCAGCCTGCGCTGCCTCGAACTGCCGACGCCGAAGAGATGCAAGGCCATTGCCGATGCCGTCGCGGAACGCGTCCTCGACAGACGGATGGTCCTTCTTGAACTTGAGCCAGGTCGGCTCTGTCACGCCGAGGACGGCGGCGCATTCCTTGCCTGTGGCCTGGATGTTGCCGAGTCCTTTGACGATCTTCAGCGTGGCCTCGTCGGCCTTGAGCTTGAGCGGTCGTCCGCCTGCGTGGGCCATTACGCGGCCTCCTGAGACCGTTCGGCTGCTACATCCCCGAATGTGCGCCCATCGCCGTCTAGCGTAGCCTGCTTGCCCGTGAAGGCCATCCAGCGTTGAACGATGACGTCCACATAGGTCGGCGACAGTTCCATGCCGAAGCAGTGGCGGCCTTCCATCTCGGCGGCGATCATTTGCGGGCGAAAGGTTCGAGGCTGTCGGTCTGTCGGTACTCGACGGCCAGCTGTGTTTTATTGCGCAAAAGAAACTCCAGCATTTCCGGGCTTTTGTCTGGAAGCCGCGGAATGCAATTCCTACTGATGGCGCTACAGATCGGTACAGCTTTGCGCCGAACGTCGATTATCAGCGCCTTGGCGATACGTTTGTTCTAAGACGGGGACACATTCGATTAGCCGCTCAGAAGCCCGCCTGGAGGCCCGGCACACTTGCCTAGGCAGAGGTCGAGGCCGTGTCTGGTTGCGGCGGCCGGATTTGCACCGACGACCTCCTGGTTATGAGCCAGGCGAGCTACTACTGCTCCACGCCACGCCATTGTGAGGTCAGTTCCCCACGCTATCTGGTGTGAGGCCGAAAATGGGGTGAGTTGGCTCACCTGTCCAATACATTTGGAGAGTCCGTTATAGTCTGGGGGTGAGGATATCGTTTCCCGGCGACTAGAAGAGCGCTGGCAGGCTTCGGTGTCTTTTCCGATACGGAGTAGCGGAAAGCGAAAGCGGCCCTGCGCGGCCCTCCTATAGCCACGGATTGACGCCAGCCCGGTTCAATCTGTCCGCGATCATGAATGCCGCCCTGTCACGGTGCCGCTTCGCTGTCGCGAGCGCCCAATGCTTCCGCCGGCACAGGTCGGAGAAGCTCTCCCCGCGCACCTCAGCCCGGACCCAAGCGAGAAGCTTGTCCCGCAGATCAGGAACGGCGAGCAGGTTCCCTGCCATCCATGCCGGATGATCGACGCCCTCGTCCGTCCAGCCACAGAGGACCATCTCCATTCGGGTGACCGTCATATCGCTGGAATAGGTCGCGGCAATCTTCGGGGTCTTGAGCGTCTTGTTCAGCGATTGTTGGACGAAGTCTCCGGCCTCGACCTGGTAGTCAGGCCACGCCGCCTTCATGCCGGCAGGCCCTACCCTGCCCCCGACGCGTTTCAGCATGCGGTAGGAGTCGACGAGCACGACCTTGACGGACTTGGCCGTCCAAAGCTCTTGGGTGCCCCGGGCATAGTCGGGGATATCCATCAGGATTGCGCGGGCGCTGGCCTTCATGTCACGTCCTCGAATTGTCCCTCGGGGACGATGGCGTCGTACATATCGGTGGGCATGGACGAGCAAATCAGGATGCGCCGGGCATACTCCTCGATCGACATGCCCCGCCGCATTGCCCAGGCATGAAGCCGCGAGCGCTGCTGGCCCGATAGCGGCACGACGATCATGACCTCGTCGCCTGAGTATCCGGCGCTGTGGAGTGACCACTTCTGCTGCAGGCTGCGGACACTCTCAGGGCTCGTCCCGTCGTCCAGAACGTCAGCAATGGCGCGGGAGCTATATCCGCGGCCCGTGAGGAAGCCGATCAGGCCAGCCTTTGCGTTCGTCCAGCGTTCGACGTAGGAGACCCCGCCGCGTGATCTTGAGGTGCGCAGCATCAGAACGGCACTCCATCATCGAGGGCAGCCTTGACGTCGAGCGGCAATGGTGGCGGTGCCTTGACCTCGCGTCGTGGGCGATCCGATTTCCCAGTCCACCAGATAAGCCCAAGCTCATTGTCCCGATCGATATAGCCCGATGCCATCAGCCGCTTTCCTGCGTCGGCATAGGCGCGCTGGAACTCTTTGTTCCGCTTCTCGATCTCGTGCTCTGGCGCCGTGAATGGCCAGCGAGAGCGCAGGCGCTGCAGGTACAGGGCATGCTTGACGACGCGGTTCAGATGCGGCGTGACGCGGAACCCGCTCGGTGCCTGCTCTCCGTCCGTATCGAGGCAATGCCGCAAGGTGTTCAGGATGATCGTCTGCTGCGCCGAGAGCCTGCCCTCGCGTGTCAGGGCCTCGTCGTCACCGTTTGGCTTATCCACGACGCAGGTGGTGACGGGCTTGCCGTCCTCGATATCGGTAACGACCTGGCGAAGGACGAAGCGCATTGGCCGGCCGCCTTCGCCGTCCTTGTTTTTATCCAACGAGGCTGTGCGGATCGCACGCCCATTCTGGTCGGTGATTTCAAGCTTCGTCACATTGATGACGTTCGAGACGTCGCCGGTGAGCGAGGTATGCCCACGCATGTCGCCCTGTTTGGATTTGTGCATCGGGACGAGGACGGCACAGTCGAGGGTTTCGGATATGCGCTCAAGGCGCGAGAGGACGCGGCTCATGTCCTGCCCGGCGTTCTCATTGGCGCCGGTAATCGCCTTGTTGAACGTGTCGATTACGACGAGGCGGACGGGCTCGCCATAGTACTCTGCCCATGCGCGGCACTCAGCGATCAGGTCGTCGGTGTCCTTGTCGTCGACGAACAGGTTCACCTTCTTCGGCAGCATGCGGAATGGCAGCTCGCCTGATGGCTCGACGCCACGGTCGAGCATCCACCCGTCTAGCCGCTTCGTGACGCCCTCCTTGCCCTCCCCCGCCTGGTAGATCACCAGCCCCTTCTTGACCGGCATGTTCCAGAAGTCTTGGCCTGTCGCGATGCACATGCCGATCTCAAGGACGAGGAAGGTTTTGCCGGATCCTGATGAGCCAGGCATCATCGCCACACCGCGCCGATCGAGGAACCCGTCGACGACGAAGTCGTGCTTGAGGGATGGGAGGTGCAGTTGATCTAGGCCGACAGCGCCGAACCTTGAGGTCGGTAGTCGTGGCCGCCAGTCTGGGATCGACGCGATGAGCGCCTGCAACTGCTCTGGTGTGCCGCCGTGCTTGTCGCGCCAGTCAGTGACGTCCGCCTTGAGCGGGAACCCGGACACATGCTCTGCGAAGTTCAGCACCCGCACCCGGCGGGCGATGTCCTTGAGGCTCTTGGCCTTGGCCTCGCCTGCTTCAATCCCTACGGCATCGTTATCGACCAGGATGACGACGTCGGCGTCTTTGAATGCCGGCAACAGGCTCGGCGTCCAGTGCTGCGCACCGCCTGAGTTCGTCGTGCCTACCAGGCCCCATTGAGCAAGCGTGTCGGCATCCTTCTCGCCCTCAACAAGGAACACCGTCTTGCCATCGGCAATGGCGACGTCGACCTCTTGCGCCCGATAGAGGCAATGGCCGATCCCTTCAAGGTTGTAGATCCAGCCGCCTTTCCCATCGGGCCGGCGCTGCTTGAACGTCTTTTTCGGATTTCCGGTCTTTGGGTCGAGCTGCCACGAGCCGTCTGGAAGCTTCCACTGCTGGCGCAGCACCTGATAGAGCTTATTCCCGTCGCGGTCGGTGTAGGTATAGCCGCAGACGTCAACGAGCTTGCCGATAGGAGCCTCGGTAACGGGCAGTTCCTCTTGGAGGGGTGTTTCCTCGCGCGGACGGCTGATCGGCCGCTGTGGCTCGGCTGGCTGGCGGGAATCGCGGTTCTCAATGAAGCTTGCCGTAGACAGCCACGCCAGAGCGCCAGCCTTGTCCTTGCCGAGTACGTCCATGACGAGCGCGATGGCGCCGCCGCCCTCCCCCCTCTCATGGTCGAACCATGTGCCCTTCTCGACGTCGACGGACTTGCTGCCCTGCCCGCCCCATCTGATGACGGAGTCCGTCGAGAGTGCCTTGTTCGGCGTTCCCCACATGTCTGGATGCTTGGCGATAGGCACCATCATTGCGCCGAAGTCGGTTTCAGCCATGGGCGGCCCTCAAACGGAGCATGCCAGTCGGAACGTTCGTTCCGGCCTCGGCAAAGCTGCCGACGGGCAAATCCCGCCACTCGCCATCAACGCCGTGGTCGTAGTGCGCAGTTGCGGGGAGGATGGAAACCAGCGTCCCACCAGGCTTCAGGAACTTCACCGCATGGCGAACATGCTTGAGGTAATGGCGGCCATAGAACGGCGGGTTCATCACCACGGCGTCATATTCCGCGCGTGGTGGGCATTCGAGGAAGTTTGCAACCAGCACCGCATGGCCCTTGGCTTGCGCCTCTGCGGCCCGCCCTGCGTGGTACTCGATGCCGACGCCTCTGTGCCCGCGCTTTGCAATCGCGTCGAGGATTCGGCCATCGCCGCATGATGGCTCAAGGACCCGCATCGGCTCTGGCGGATCGCGCCACCCCTTGAGGTCGGGAACGTTGGCGAACTCAAGCGCGGCGGATACCACCGAATCCGGTGACCAGTAGAACTGCAGGTCTTTCGCTACAGATGTGGCGGCCGAAGGCTTGGCATTCTCGGGTTCTGCATCAGGGAGCACCTCGCCGTAGAACTCGGCCAGGCCGCGGTTGATGTCGAGCAACGCATCTTGATCAAAGATCACATGCGCATTGCCGTTTGCGTACTTTCGAACGGTAATCCCACGATTGCCGGTCAGGTACTCTTCACGCTTGCCGTACCGCTCTTCGCCGAGGTAGGCCCGCCCGTCAAGAATGCCATCCTCATGGCGACGATGGGCAATATCGATGGCGCTAAATTCCGGGTGATCCATCAGGGGCTGGCCGCGATAGGCGGCCAATGCGTTCACGATGTCGCGGAGCTTGTCTCGGCCATAACTTCCATAGCTGCCGAAGCCTGAGACAATGACGCGCTTCGGCAGGCCTTTGACGCCGATCTTGACCTTGCTGTGAGACCGGTAGGCCGGGTCTAGCCCAGCGAAGGTTTCAGCCAAACCGCGCAGAATATGTAGGCGTGGGTTCTCTAGGTAAGGACCGAACGTAGCCTTAGCATTGTCGAGCGTGAGCGGTGGCGGATCGGCAATGGTGCGCTCAAACAGCCGCTTGTCATTCGCGCTAGCGATGCGATCGATATTCAACCGCGTGTAGATCGCCTTCCACCCTGACTTCGTCAGGTTCTTCCGCATGCTGTCAGCGAAGACATAACCTCGGCTCCGCAGGACTGGTTCGGCATATGTGCCCATCACAGTCCCGGCCATCTCTATGTCCGTGCACGCTTGGTTATAGGCCTCAATGGCAGCTTCAACGTTGGCGGCCTTCTGATCGTACTCCTCGATCATGTCGATCACCGTACGCTGGTTTGCAAGTTCCGTGCTCATGAGCGCGAGTGCTCCGCGATCAGCCCGCCGATGAACTTCCGGGACTTCTCCTCGAACGTCGCCATGATCCGCAGCACGTTCGCGCAGGACTCGATCACGAACGCACGCCTCAGCCGCGCATTGTCAGGCGGCGCGTCAGGCAAGAACTTCGAATAGTGCGCGAGGATTCCGCGCTCATGCTCTGCCATCTCTTCGACGATGGCCGCCATTTCCGCCAATGACGCCTTCTGCATGATCAGCCACCCACGTAGCAGCGAGCGTGATGCTCTGGGCAATAGACGGAGCCGGGCTTCGTCGGGTGGCCGCAGAATCCGAAATGTGGCTTGAGCGGGTCGCCTTGTGGGAAGCGGCATGTCGCGTCCGTCAACTGCGTGATCCCCATCAGGCGCGTGACGTCTACACCGTCCTCGGCTGGTAGTTCGATGCTCTCGAACCCCATCTCGATATGGTGGCGGATCGCCGCGGCCTTTGGCTGGCCTGCATTGCGGTTCCGCGCCATCATCGTCGAGCGGACGCGGGCGTCCTCGGCAACCTGATCCTTCGTCCGTGGAACCTTCGGATCAGGCTTCCGCTTGCTGGCCTGTGGCTTGATCCATGAGCGCGCCGGCAGTTCGCGCTTCGTGAGGCGCATCCGGTGCACCTTGCCGATGACGCCATTGCGCGTCAGCCCGCCGCCAAGCAGCAAAGCGATCTCGGTGCCGCTCTTGCCCTCCTCAAGCCATAGGCGCCTGAGCTTTTCCTCGCGTTCAGGCGTCCAGCCGCCAGCGTGCTCTGTCGTGATCATGGGTTCACCTCGATAGGGAGATATTTCAGGACAGGATCACCACCGCGCTTCCGCCAGTCCCACACCAGCCACGCATGGTTCTCTGTCGGGCCTGCGTCGGACTGGACGAGGTTTGCCCAGCGTATCCGACGCGTGAGGGTGTATTTCGCCGCGAAGGCAGGATGATCAGCAAAGATGTGCCGGCGGCCGTTGGCGCTGTCGAAATCGACGCGGAGGAGCATTGCAACCTTGCCGCCATGCGACTGCGTCAAGCGCAGAGCTTGCTCGATGAACTTCACCGCCAGCCGACCACCTGCGCCGTAAGGCGGATTCGTCACGATGTTCGGCCAGGAGTTCGCGAACGGCACCTTGAGGAAGTCCGCCTCTTTGATGCTGGGACTATCCGGCGCGATGTCAGTGCCGTGGAGCGGGCCCTTGATCCCCATTGTCACGCAGGCGTCGAGGATATGCCCGGCTCCTGCGGCTGGATCCCACACGCCGCCGTCGAATGTTTCGACGTCGAGCAGGGTCTCGGTGCACCAGCTGGGTGTGTAATATTTGTCGTGAGACAGCCGGGCATATGCGGAGTTGGACTGGGTCATGCTGGCACCGTTTTGGCGGCGTCGGGACCAGCAAGCCATCCCCAGGTCTGTCGCCTTTTAACGCGCCTCACATGCAGTTTGCTTACGCCATATTGCTTGGCGAGAAGCTCATCTGAAACATCACAAGCCGCTCGGATCGCTAAGACGTCACTCGTCTTTAGCTTCGCAGCGCCGCACATTTCACCAAGGGGCCTGACTCCATGCAGAAGCATGTCGGCCATGTTCTCAGTAGGAGTTGCCCACCGCAGATGACGAGGATTTACACACCCCCCGTGACCATTGTTGCAAGAGTGCGCGGCGTGAAGGCTCGGGTTCGGCGGTTCACCGTGGGCCAGCAAACAGGCCAATCTGTGCGCCATGGTTTGCCGACCGCGATGCCAAGCCGCGCCGTATCCGTTCAGGTTTCGCGCGAAAGGCCAAACAATGCACTCGTCGCCGCTCTCATGCTCGATGACGTGTTGCAAAAACCGAAGGCCATCCCCGCGCAGTGACCTTGGCCCTCCGTTTGCGTCTCCGTACTTCAGAAATCGGCGGTAATGAGGGTCGCAAAACCCACGGCGCTGAACAGCGCGCCCGCATCCATCAATCGAGCATATGGTCATTTTGTCACGACCCGATCTTTGAGGTCGCGAGCCAGCGGATACACGCGACGGCACCCCTCAACTTGCGCTGCCGTTCCAGACCACCGGTCACCCTTCCCGGCCACAAGTGACAGGCATGACCAATGCAAATAATTGCCATCACCGTCTGTCAGCCAGAACAGCTTGCCGACCTTTGGACGGGGCACAGGCGGCGAATAGGGCTCGTCTGGCGGCGTTTCTGGCTCTGGTGATGGGATTGCTGCGGCAGGCTTGCTACGGCCTTCCTGCACGAGCTTTCTGAACTTCTCAGTGCCGACGCGCTTGATCTCTATGCAGCACATCCGCGCCGTCGATGTGACCTGCGAGGTATCAACGCCAAGGGCTTCGGCTGCCTGCTGCGTGTCATAGTCCGGGTGCTCTGCGAGCAAGGCGCGGAGCTTGTCAGAGAAGCGCACGTTGCGGTTCTGAGGGACGCCCTTGATCCCAAGCGCTGACAGGTGGCCCGACGCAGATGAGGTACTGATCTCGAGTGCAGCCGCGATCTCCTCCTTCGTCGTGTCGGGATTGGCGCGGAGGAAGTCAGCGACCCGTGACCGGATGGTTACGCGCGCCTCGACCTCGGGAATTGGTGCGGAGGAGTTTGGAGCCTCCTCCGCTGCCACGCTTGCGACGGCCGAGGGCGTGACCACCTCGGAAGGAACCGTTGCCGGCACCGTCTGCGCCCCTGCGGGCGGTTCGTAATCGTCGCGGCTGAACCGCTCTGCCGTCGCGATAAAGCGATCAAGCGAGGCGACATCAGCCTGCAATGCTTCAATCTGGCCGATCTTGAATGCGCGCTCAGCCTGCGCTCTCTGGATGGCGATCATAGCTCCCACCCATTCGCGATGATCTTCTGCATGCGCCAGGCATCGTTGCCCGTGATCCGGTAGCGGTAGGCGAGACCAGCGTTCAGCTTCTCGGAATCGAGCCCGACGCCGATGCCTTTGAGTTCATGCCGAAGTTCATAGACGGCCTCGGCCGGCGGGCCGGATCGACCGTAGCCGTCCATCATCTGCTCAACCTGGGCCGTCGATGCGCCATCAGGCCGGAGCATCAACGCGATCAGATCACGCTTCCACGGCGCCGCGAGGAGCCCGCTGTAGCGAACGGCGCGTGTCTCGCGCTCTCCGGTGTAGTGCTGCACCTTGCCGATCATCCCGTCACGGGCGCCTGCCATCCCAGCGCGGACACGCTTCGGCTCGACGCCGAGCTTCATGGCGACACGGCTGACGTTGATGCCCATCTCCTCAAGCATCAGCAGGCCGAGCATGCTGTCCGGATCGAGGATGCCGTCCGTTGAGGCGCGGCGAGCGAGTTCCAGTCCGATGGCGGCGCTCATGGCTGCACCGCCTGATCGAACTTCCTGTTTCCACGGCAAATCTCAGAGATGGTTTGAAACGCCACACCGTATTGATCCGCTAGGCTTGCTTGCGTCTCACCAGACGCTACTCTTTGGATGATTTCCCGAGCCTGCTCAGGTTCAATCTTTCGGGCTCTGGCAGAGAGCTTCAGACGAAATCCAAGGGCATTTAGGTTCTCTTTCTGAGTCCCCCACTTGAGGTTCTCTGGCCGGTTATCCAGAGCGTTCTCATTGAGGTGCATCACGACCGCACCTGGAAACGGAGCGGGTCCGTGAAACGCCGAGCACACTGCTCGATGCACCTTCACGTTGCCAATGCGCCCGATATACCGACCGTAGTACTGGTGTTCTGCATCTCGGCTTGCAGTAGTCACGCAGCCATAGGTTGGCTTGGTCTCGTACGTTCGCTTTCCACCATTTGGCATCGTCGCAATTCGCGGCAGGACACGAATGCGACCGAGCGAACTTGCATCAACACTGGGATAGGTGGACGGCAGCCATATCTCGTCAGCGAACGACTCCATTTCGTTCACTCCCAAGACTTCTGAAAAGGGATACTATCATCCATGCCGCCCGTACCGGCACCAGCAGCACCCGACGCGCTGCTCTTGGCGCTGCCGTAGTCATCCGGGCTTTCAGGCGGAGGCGGACGGTTGCCGCCGCCCTCCTTGCCATCGAGCAGCACCAATTCGGCGCCGAAGCCCTGCAGCACGATCTCCGTCGAGTAGCGATCGACGCCTTCCTTGTCCTGCCACTTGCGGGTCTGGATTTTCCCACTGACGTAGAGCTTGGACCCCTTGCGCAGGTACTTCTCGGCGATGCCCGCTAGCCCGTCATTGTCGCCTGATCCCCAGATCACGACGCGGTGCCACTCGGTGCGCTCTTTCTTCTCGCCCGATGCCTTGTCGTGCCACTGCTCTGAGGTAGCGACGGACAGCGAGACAACCTTCGTCCCGTTCTGCGTCGAGCGGACTTCCGGGTCTTGCCCCAGGTTGCCAACGATGATTGCGCGATTAACTGAGGCCATGATCAGTCCTTCCCGGCCTTTGGCCGCTTGGGTTGCGTGAATGCGAGTTCGGGCAGTTGCTGCGCTGCAGCTGCGCACCAGACGCACAAGGCATCGGCGCGATCGGGATCCATGTTCTCGGCTGTCAGCCATCCACGACGCAGGCACTCAGCTTGGACGGCTGCCTTGGCCTCGCCGCTGGGGTACGATCCGCGGCCGGTGAAAACCTTGCGGGCCGTCGAGACGTTGATCATCAGCGCCCTACCCGGCTTCCGCGCCTTGACGACGGCGCGCATGACAGCCTGCAGGCCGAGCAGCATGGTTGAGGTATGGGCAGAGCGTCCGCCATTCCCCTCCCATGCCGCTTCAATGGCGACGATGTCGGGGTTCATCACCTGCATCTGGGTGTTCAGCCAGACGAGGCCGTTGCGCCATACCTCGTCCTCAGTCGCGCCAGCAGCACCAAGCCGGTGGACGCCAGAGGTCGGAACCTCACCCGGTGCGCCGTATGCCCAACCAGTTGCCGTCTTACTGACGTCTAGAGCGAGGATGGCGCCGGTCATGCTGCAGCCGCCACATCAACAGGGCGAACCAGCCATTCGACCATCCACATGCCATTCGACATGGGACCAACGATCCCGCTATCGACGCGCGAAGGGTCCCAGATGATCTTACCGTCGTGGCAGATCACCACATGGTCGCTACCGATGCTGCTTCGTCCACTGAGCAGGAACGGCATACCGAAGCTGCCCCATGTTGCCGCGCCGAGCACATCTTCCAGATCAGCAGCGCCGCCATACTGCGTGGTGATCAGGGCGTATCCCTGTCCCTTGACCCACTCGCTCAGCAGTCGGCCGACCTCTTGATCATCGCGGCCGTCGCTACGGTCATTGAAGTGCGGGACGTCCTGCGGGTCTAGATCGAGAAGGCAGGCGACAACTGTCCGGAGACAGTCGCCATAGATGCCGTTCTCGGGATCGTGCATGTTGAGTTGCTTCTGGAGCCGCATCACGCCCTCCCGCTGCTGCGGCGCTTACGCCACTTGCGGTGGGCAAGGCCACCGGCAGATCGGTGGGAGGGAGTGCCGCCGCCAGAAACGACGACGGAGCGCAGAACTTCCTTCATGGAGTCGGTCGCGAACGCGGCGCCAAGTGACGCGCCGGCCATCAATCCAAGTGCGAGATCTAAGCCCCTGATGCTACGCAAGCCCATCAGTGCACCTGCGCCAGTTCGTCGATGACCTTGGTGCCCTCTTCCTGCTCGGCTTCAGACCGACGCGCGTTCTCGGCGATCTGCTCGCGAGCGGCGACCTGAGCGGCATTGTCGGTGGGGTGATCATCGTCAGGCTTCAGGAACGAGAACTGGCCCGCGGCGTCGGCATAGACCTCAACCAGGTCGTCAGGGACGCTTGCGACGAGGCTCTTGATCTGACGTTCAAGACTGCGCTGCTTCAGAACAGCGCGCAGCACATCGCTGGGGATTCCGAGTTCCTGGTTGGCAATCTTGATCCGGTTCTTTCGCCGCGTGCTGACGCCAGATATCTTGCCGGCGGATGCCGCCTTGATCGACGCGATCTCGTCGTCCATCTCCTCGATCTCGGAGATCACCTGCGCGAAGTCGTCGTCCTCGTAGCTGTTCGACATTGGTTTCTTCTTTGCCATGTGGGCTCCTGATCAGCGCGCTACCGCCGCGCCATGCGGTGAAATCTGCGGGCCATCCGCCTCACGCCGCGCACCAGCATCAGAACCGCCCAGAGAGCGGCCTGTGCCAACGCGACGAGTAGGGCTACCGGCAGCAGCAAGCAGCCGAGCACGAAGCCCAGCCAAGAATTCTTCGGCCTCAATTATTGCCTCCTCGGCGCGATCGAGCGGCGCGACAAACGCCAACTCTCGAGCCCGATCCATTTCGTCGGATCTGATGTTTTCGGTTTCGCCGTACCAAAAGACGCGCGCCCGGCTGGCGCTGATCCCAAGCTTCCGCGCTGCACGAGACCGCAAGTCCTCGTCGCGCTCACCAGGGCGAGCTTTGCCGGCGATGACCCGAATATGACGGGCCATTTCGACGGCGGGTTTTTCTAGGATTTTGGGCATGAAAATTCAGCCTTTTCGCAAAACAACGCCCTATCGTCCTGAGTGTCAGAACGAATTGAGAGGCGCGAACATGAACAAAAACTCGGTGACTAAGACGGGCGGGGCGATGGGCCCCGGCGCTTCGCCAAGCGGCGAGGCGGTGGCGACTCCACCACCATGACAAGGAGGCGGAGAAACTTGGATGCGACTGCCCGCCAGCCGTAGAGGCGCGGGCCATGAAGGCGAGCGGGAGGCAGCTTGAAAGCCGCCTCTTGAGCCGGGTGGACGTAGGGCACCAGCGAGCATCCGGTGATGGCCCCCACCGCCAGAAGCTCTTCGGCACGCATGACGCGCTGGCCACTGAGCATCTTGTTCACCGCCGCGCGGTCTACACTCCGACCCAGCTTGTCGGTAAGCCGGCGGCTGAGTTCGGACTGAGACATGCCCGAATAGGCCAGCGCGTCGGACAACCAGGCGGACGAGATGAAGTCGCTCATTGGTGCCCTACCGATCAACCAGCAGCCGCAAGCGATTTGAAGGTTTCGAGGCAGTCCTCGGCATAAGCCTGGCCCAGCGTGCGATCGCCGATCTTGTCCGTGCCCTTCAAGAACTCGGAAGTGAGTTCTTCAGTGTTCCTGACAACAGCGTCGGCCTTGCCGCCGCGCAGATTGAGGAAAGACATGATCTCAAGCTTGGTAGCCCCGTTCTTCGCCACCAGAATGTTCTGCCGGCCGACGCGGGAGAACACGATGAGGTCGCCGAGAGAACGCCAGATCGTCTCCACCTCATTCGCCCCGCGAACCAATCGTACCTTGGCCAAAGAATTGATCTGCGACGAGGCATACCTGCGCTCACCCTGTGGCGTGTGCAGATACGCAAGTTCCTTGTCGAGAACCCGGCCGTCGCTTTCGAACTTGCCCTTGACCGCGCGGATGATTTCGACGGCAACGTCGACCTTCATCTGCCTCGGACCGCTGCCGATGATGTGCCGCGACTTCTTCTGCGAGAAGTCGGCAACAGACAGGATTCCCCGGCGACATTCCTCACGGAACTCTTTCGGGCTTACGACGCGGTTAGTCATTGTGCTTTTCCTTGACGGACTGGAGGAGGGAGATTGCGGCGCCAAGCATCGCGATGTGCTCGGAGACGGTTTGCTTCGAGTAGCCGTCGACCAGAAGCGAGTAGATCGAGGCCGGATCGGCCTTCATGCGGGAAATGGATCGAAGCGACCCGACAACGACAGCAGCGCGCTCACGGTCGGGCGACGAAGAGTCGACGATGTCGCCAGCCATATCGTCGCCTTCGGCGTCGATCTCAGCCTTCTCGCTCTCAGTAAGGTCACGACGCAGAGGAACAACCTTGCCGTCGCTGATCTCGACCACCTTGGGGCGGCTGAGCATCTGCACCTGGCTGGTGAGGCGGGCGATCTCTTCGGCGTGCTCTTTCGCGATACGACGCGCAGCCTTGTCGATCTCGGCCGCGACTGTCTCATTCATCGACGCGGAAAGCTCGTTGATGCGAGCGTCCTTCTCGTCGATCTCGCTCTCGGCGAGGCTCTTTGCTTTTTCCAGGCCGGAGAGTTTGTTCCGCAGATCGACAACTGTCGCTTTGGTGACGACCTCGCCTGCCTCGATCATCTTCTCGACTTCCTCGCGGACTTCGATCGGAGTCTTGGGTGCGGCGAGTTCGTAGAGGGCGGTGGCGTCCAAATGCGCAACGTTTGCGCTTTTACCGGCGTAAGTCTCACCTACCCGCATGAAGTTCCGCGCCGTGTTCGCGCTCATCCCGAACTCTGCCTCAATCCAAGGCAGAAAGTTGCCGTGCCCGATACTCTCCTTGACCGCGATCAGGTCGAGGCCGATGGCGATGATGTCCTCGGCAGAACGGCGGAGACGGAGCTTAATACGCTCTGCGGCCTGCCGTGCCTCGGTTGCGGCCGTTGCGTCGACACGGTCGTAGTCAAACGCAAGCTGGGTGGTATCGACGAGCTTCAAGACGCTCACGCTGCGGCTCCCTCTTGTGTGGCTTTCGGAGCGTAGAAGCATGCAACGTCGATGCGCTGCTCTGACCGGTCGAGAATGCGTTGCATCGTGGCGCGATCCGGTACGCGATCATTGGCCAAGTAGCGGTACAGGCTCGCCAGTGTGACGCTAATGTCCGACGCGATATCGGATTTCGACACGCCCGCGGCTTCCCGCTCGGCAACCCATTCGACAAAGGAAATCTTCGTGCTCATGGCCGCAATACATATCACCAGTTTGGTGATTTGCAATAGCGAAAATCACCACCTTGGCCAATGACGCGTTGGAGATGGTGATGGAATAATCCCCAAATGAACGAAAAACCCAAATGGCCGAACTTCTTACGTCTCCACCGGGAGAAGGTGGGCCTGTCTCAGATCGAGCTTGCCGAGAAGGCTGGCACATCGGTGCAGAACATTTCGCGGTGGGAGCGCGGCGACCGCAAGCTCACTACCGAGTGGGCAGAGAAGATCGCTCCCTTTGTCGGCACATCGCCGCAGTGGATCATGTTCCACCCGCCTGGTGATGACATTGGCGAGGTTATCGAGTCTCTGTCGCTGCGGCGGGCGAAGGCTATGGGGGTCAGCGTCGATGGTTTCGAACGGATCGACGTCGATGCCCTTCCTGTACGAGGTGAGGTGGCAGCTGGTCGATGGCTAGAAACCGCCGCCTTCCTCGATTGGTCGGAAATATCGGAGTACATCGACGGAATCGGAGTACCGGCCGGCCAGCGCAAATATACCTATGGCTTGCGAGTCCGTGGGACTTCGATCAACAAGATCGCCAAGGATGGGGAAATCCTTGTGTGCCTTGACCTTACGTCAGGCATCGAAATTCATGAGCGCGACTTGGTTATCGTCGAACGGATACGCGCAGACGGCGCGCTTCGGGAAGTGACCGCAAAGCGCTTGGCCCGCGTCAACGGCATCATGGTTCTGATGCCCGAGTCGACTGATCCGCTGTGGCAGCAAGCGATCGAGATTTCAGATACCGATCACGAGGATTCCGAGATCAGGATCGTGGCCAAAGTCAAACACGTGATCCGGCCAATTTCATAGGTTCCGACGCGCACGCTCTTACGCGCGTATTACCCTATTTCTACATCTCTTATCAGTCTCTGGATCTTGTGAAGCGCCGCGCCTAGCGGCGCGCTTCCGAGAGATTTTGTCCGGTGATCGTTGCACCCGGTGAGCCCGGTGCCGCCGCTACCGCGTCGTCACCTCCCAACGATATCCCCAGTGTCTCTACGCGCGAGAAGGCCACCGATTCGCAACAATTGCAAGCGCGATTTCGCCAAACTGGCGTTTCCAATAATCACCAACACGGTGATTTCGTGCTTGCATTCACCACATTGGTGATGCATACATGGTCCCAACGAAGCGATTAACGCATCGGAAAGGGATCGCCCAAATGAGCATGCACATCCTCCCCATCGAAATGCCGAAGAACGCCAAGGTCGCGGTTTACCTCAGCCGCGCCGCCAATGCCCGACGCGGCGTGCAGGATGGCTCTTACCTGACTGCTGAAGCCGCCCGGCATGCCAAGATCAGGGCGCGTGAGCGCATCGCAGCGGCCCGCGCCGCCCGCATCACCAACGGGCTTTACAACCTCGGCTGATCCCGCCGCCCAGCGCCCCTAACGAGGAATCACCATGCCTTACCTCATCGACGCCGGCCCGTTCCTGGTTGAAGTCTCCGACGTACGCGCCGAACTCGGCCTCAAGACGGATCGCCTTGATCCCGTCATCGCAGCCTTCATCACCTCCGAATGCCTGAACGTGAACATGCTCAAGGGCGTGTATCCGATCCGCCGCGAGACGTGGATGGAGCGCCCTGAGAACGTCGGCAAGCGCCGTGAGCCCACGAAGTGCGGACCGGTGTATGTCGGCCGCGTCGGGCATCCTGATGCCGGGTTCTGGCGGGACTGCACATACGAGCCGACGGCGTCGGAGATCGCAGCTGCACGCCAGCGCGTCGTGAGCCGGTTGCGCGCGTCGGTTGATCTGTTCGAGGCCCTGCGGGCTGAACGGACGGACGAGGATGCCCGCGCCGCTGTTGAAGGCGAACGCCTGAGCGAGGTGGCGTGATGGGAAAGTACCCCAAGGCCCGCGTCGTCCCCTTCTCATCGGTGGTGGGCAGCAGCGTGACGCTGCACGACCCGGAAACCGAACGGGTAATCGGCCAGTTGGCGATCCTCAACACCGGCGGCGATACCTTTGATGATCGCAAGCAGCGGCAGATCCTCGTTGCCGAGGATACCGCGAAGCGGATCAATCTTCATGATGATCTCGTCGCCGCACTGAGCGCCGCAACCGGCTACATGCGTAACGCCAAGATCGACCTCGAGACGGGCGCCACCAAGGCGACCGCTATCCGCACCATTGATGGCGGGATCAAGCGCGCCGAGGCCGCTCTGGCGAAGGCTGGTGTGGAATGAGTACCCTTGCCTGGACAATTCCGGCCTCGCTGACGGCCTTCGCGTTCATCGCTGCCACCATCCTAGCCTGGCGTGATGGCGTCGGTGGGTGGGGCTATATCGGCCACCACGTAGCCCTTGGGTTCTACCTCGCTGCGACGATCATCTCCTGCGCGTCGTGGCTCGGCTTCTGGGTGCTGGCATGATCGCCCTCCTCCGCCTGTTCATACGTAACGGTGATCTTACCGATCACGGCCTCTACCTCATCAGCATGGGCGCCCTCGGCGTCGTGCTGCTCAAGATCGGCGGTGTGTTTTGATCGCCCAATCAACGCACCCCCGACCGCCGGTCCTCGACGCGATAGCCCAATGGCGTGACCGGCCCCTCAGCGAGTTCCCGAGCGCCAGTCCTCCCTGTGACGCGCTCGGGGATTCGTCTGCGGATCGCGTCCTCGCGGCCGTGTTCCAGACCATCGCGACGGATCGCGATGGTCTCCACCGGCTGCTGTACCTGAACGATCTGATCCAGTTGCACACGAAGCGTGTCGTCGTCGCCATCACAGCGCAGCCGAAGCGTCTCGATGAGCTTCGACCCTGGCTGCTGATGATCGCCACGCTCACGCGCTGGTTCGTGGCGCTCTACGGCGTTCGGGTGACGTCATGAGGCTTCTGCTTACAGCCATGGCCGCCAGCACTCTCGCGTGCGCCGCAATCATCATCATGGCGATCACCTACGCCCCGCCGATCCTGTCGGCAGCCATCGCGTCGATCTTTTCCAACATCATCGCGCACTGAGTGCGCCAATCACGGAGCCTGTGATGCCCCTATCGTCAGAAGTTGATCGCGAACAGATGAGCGCTGCAATCCCGCAGACTGCACTTATCGAGAGGTCTGATCCCGCAAGTTCCGTGGTGGCTGGCGATCCCCAGTCATCGGTGAGCCTAACGCCGATGCAGATGGCCTACCACCTCATCCAGGGTGGTGCAGACCTCGGGTCTGTTAAGGAAATGCTCGACATGAGCAAGCAGCTGGCGGCCGAGCAAGCCCGCCGCGCCTTCGACAACGCGCTGTCTGCTGCCAAGGCTGAAATCCCTCCTATCTTCAAGAATCGCGTTGTCGACTTCACTTCGGCCAAGGGCCGCACGAATTACCGACACGAGGACCTGGGCGAGATCGCCAAGACCGTCGACCCGATCCTCGCGCGCCATGGTCTCAGCTATCGATTCCGCACCGAGCAGGAGCCGGGCGCAGTCCGCGTCATCTGCGTGGTCGCGCACCGAGACGGGCACAGCGAGGAGAATGCTCTTTCAGCCCCCCGCGACGACTCTGGAAACAAGAACAGCATCCAGCAGATCGGGAGCACGATCACGTACCTTCAGCGCTACACGCTCAAGGCCGCGCTTGGTCTCGCGGCCACGAACGATGACGACGGACGGGCCTCTGGTGCCGGCGGGTCCATCAGCCAGGAGCAACTTGCCAAGCTGACGACAATTGCGGCCGAGGTTGGCGGTGATGTTGCCAAGCTTTGCAAGCATTTCAAGATCGAGGCACTTGTCGACCTGCCTGCGCGCAGGTTTGCCGAGGCTGTCGGGATCATGGAACTCAAGCGGATGGCCGCGAAATGAGCGTCGAGATCCTAGACGTTGAGCAGGGATCTGATGAGTGGTTCGCCGCTCGCGCTGGCATCCCTACTGCAAGCGAGTTCGCCACAGTACGAGCGAAGGGAAAAGACGGCGGCGTTAGCGTCACCAGGCGTTCCTACATGCTTAAGTTGGCTGGGGAAGTTCTGACGGGAGAACCTGCGCCGGAAGGGTATTCGAACTCTTTCATGGAGCGCGGCAAGGTTCTCGAGGACGAGGCCAGGACGCTGTACGCCTATATGCGCGATGCTGACCCGCTGTTGGTGGGGTTCATTCGCAACGGCGCAAAAGGCGCAAGCCCTGACAGCTTGATCGGGTCAACTGGTGGCCTTGAGATCAAGAGCGCCATTCCCTCCGTGCAAATCGATCGCCTCCAACGCGGGAAGCTGCCAGCTGAACACGTTGCGCAGGTGCAGGGCAACATTTGGGTCGCAGAGCGCGACTGGTGGGACTTCATGTCCTACTGCCCGAAGCTTCCGCCGCTGATCCTGCGTGTCCCTCGTGACGACCAGTATATCTCCGAACTCACGAAGGCTGTCGACGCGTTCAACGAAGAACTAGCCGCCGTGGTCGCCTCCATCAGGAACTACGAAAACCTGCGCGAGGCTCTCGTATCATGAACGACCTTACCTCACTTCCGGCGCGCATCGCCCGCGTCGTCGATGTCGAGACGACCGGCCTGCCAGACGACGCGCAGCGGGCGATTTGCGAGATCGGTTGGGTTGACCTGGACCTTGAGACACTGGCGATCTCGAACCCGGTGACGTTCTTTGTCGACCCGGGGCACCCCATCCCGCCCCACATCCGAGCCATCCACCACATCAGCGACGTTGATGTCTCTGGCGCGCCTGATACCGGTCGGGCGCTAATGCGCCTGTTCGAAGGGCTGGGGGCAAACGATGTTCTGTCTGCTCACAACGCCAAGTTCGAGCAGGCGTTCATCGGTGGATCCAATCGGTGGGTATGCACTTACAAGTGCGGGATGCGTGCCTGGCCTGAATCTGTGTCGCACGGCAATCAAGCTCTGCGCTACCTGCTTGATATCGACAGCGAACCTGACTTTGACCCGGCGCTGGCGATGCCTCCTCACCGGGCCCTTCCCGACGCATACGTGACGGCGCGCATTCTTCGACGCCTGCTGCAACTGCGTCCACTCGATCGGCTGGTCGAGATCAGCGGAGAACCCCCGCTCACCACGAACATCAATTTTGGAAAGCACAAGGGTAGCCGCTGGGCTGACCTGCCATCCGACTATCTCAACTGGATCATCGACAAGTCGGACATGGATCAGGACACCAAGGATCAAGCGAAGCACTGGCTGGGTCGGCGCTGATGGCTCACCTGATCACGCTGGTCAACGAACGGATGCGGCAACGCGCCATTGATCTGATCATGGCAGCGAAGCCTGGCTCACGCGTCGAGATCAAAGGGCCGAAACGCTCCACGGACCAAAACGCCGTGATGTGGTGCCTGCTCTCCGACATCGCCGAGCAGTTGGTCTGGCATGGTCAGAAGCTCGACGCCGAGGATTGGAAGCTCGTCATGCTCGACGCGCTCCGCCGTGAGACGCGCCACGAGATGCGCATCGTCCCGAATACGGACCTCACCGGTTTCGTCAACGTCAGCAAGACCTCATCGTCCGACCTGACGACGACTGAGTTCAGCGATTTGCTGACCCTCATTGCCGCCTTCGGGGATCAGAACGGCGTCGTCTGGACTGAACCCAAGCCGAAGGACAAGCGCCCTACCCCACCTGTTGAAGCCTACGAGGAGGCCATCTGATGCGTGCCCTTGTATCCCGCCTGCTGTTCGACTGGTCGGTCTGGCGCCTCAAGCGCCGGCTGATCGCGCAAAGCCCCGCCATTCGCGATCTAGATGCCCGTGAGCGCGCAGCGCGGAAGGCACACAAGGCCGTGCGCGGGATCCACGCTGAACGGTCGCGCCTGGTGCACGCCGAGCTCGCCCGCGAAGTCGGGAGGGGCTGATGTACCTCGCGAACTTCAACAAGGGCGACAAGGTGTTCTATCGCGTCCGCTGGGACATGGCGGACCTTCGCGTCGGCACCATCGGTAAGATCGGCGACAATACGATCTGGATTGGCTGCCACTGCTTGTCGCACTCGGACGTCAAGTTCATGAGGCACGCATGACGCCCTGCTCTGTCCCCGGCTGCGCCGTGTCAGGAACAGAAGCGAAGTTCATCTGCCCTGAGCATATGGCGCGGGTAGATGAGACGCTGCGCCTCGACCTCGACGCTGCAAAGCGCATGGCGACGTCACGCGGCACGCTGCGGCACTTCATGGACCTGTTCGAAGCTTGGGACGCTGTCGAGACGCAGGCCATCGCCAGGGCAGCGTCATGAGCCGCGCAACTGATGAGTGGATCGGCAAGACGGACGATTCCGCGATCCCGCCGCGTGTCCGCCTCCGGGTGTTTGATCGTGCCGCTGGCCGGTGCCAGTCCTGCAGCCGCAAGATCATGGCGTCTGACACATGGCAGGCCGACCACATCGTCGCGCTGATCAATGGCGGAGAGAACCGCGAGCAGAACCTGCAGTGCCTTTGCGACTGGTGCCACAAGGCCAAGACGGCTGGCGACGTCAAGCAGAAGGCCACAGTCGCCCGCAAGCGCTCCAAGGGGCTTGGGCTCAAGAAATCGCGAAACCCCGTTCCTGGCTCACGCCAGAGCCCGTGGAAGCGATCCTTTGACGGCACTGTCACCCGGAGGGACAAATGAGCGAGTTCCTGATGCGCGCCCCGGCTGGTTACGTCATCCCCGGCGATGAGGAAGCCGTCGCATGGGTAACCCATCGCGTCGAGCATGAGACAGGCATCACCCTGCTTGAGCAGACTTGGCAGATGACGCTCGACGCATGGCCAGAGTCGGTGCAACTGCGTCGGCCGCTGACGATGGTCACGGTGCGCTGCTACTTCCCGCCCGTCGGCATGTTGCACATGGGACACCGGGTGATGCGCTCGCGTCCGCACCCTGTCGTGCCTCGGCATGTCGATCCTGAGAATGGCATCGTGTGGTTCCCGGACATGAGCGCCCTGCCCGCGTTGCGTGACGCTGACGGCATCGAGATCACCTATTCCGCAGGACACAGCCCCGGCGCCGTTCCGTCAGCCCTTGTGGCGATGGTGGAGCGCTATGCCACTGAATATCGGAGGACTGCGTAGTGCCAGACCCAGTCCCAATCGTGCTTGTCCAGATCGACGAGAACAGCCGCCTCAGCCTGTTGCAGACCACAGGCGTCCGGGTCGCGTTCATCGACTATCGCGTCGAGAGAGACGTCCTGACCCTGATGCCTGAAGCCGACCAGGAGTCGGCAATCATGGCGACGATCGACGCGCTGACACTGGCGAGTCCAAAGCGGGACGACGCAGTCAAAACGGCCACGGCCACGATCCTGCGCATCGGCGACAAGCGCGTGATCGTCGCGAAAGGACCGCGCGATGCCTAAGCCCTCTGACGATCTCCTGCTCGCTGTCGAGCAGGCCCTACAAGACCCCGCATTCACACCAGGAGCGCCGAAGATGGCCGAAGTGTTTCAGTTGCAGCCGCGTGACCAGTGGCAGTTCAGCGTCGACGTTATCCGCAAGCCTGATGGCAACCTCGCCGCGGTGCTGACGGATGCCCGTGGATCCATCATCGAAGCCCAGGGCACGCCGGCAGAGAAACTGACATCGATCGCGAAGATGCTCGAGCAGAGCGTCGAGGGCATGCGCGCCACGGCGCAGGCGGTGAAGTGATGGATACGAAACACACGCCTTTGCCTTGGACGCTGTCACGGGGCTTCATCGGCATCGTTTTCGGAGCAGACGGCGGAACAGTTTCCTCGTGCATTGAAGAAAAAGACGCCGCCCTCATCGTCCACTCCGTCAACCTCCTTCCCGAGCTGGTAGCGGGCCTGCGCATGGCTCGCAAGCAGCTTGTCTATTGGGGCGACCCAGCCGCCGTTGACACCATCGACGCCCTCCTCGCAAAGGCCACATCATGAGCGACTTGAACGGTATGACCCGAGATGAACTGGCGCAGCAGGTTTTGGCGACGCAGGCCCGCACGGCTGAACTGGTCATGGCGTCGGCCAACTTCGCCAAGATGATCATGGTTGAGCGCTACCCCCGCGAAGATATCGCGACTGGTGCGGCATACGAGCGCCTACGCAAAGCCATTGAGGCTCTGTCATGACCCGCGCCGAGATAGAGGCGATCCTTGCCGGGGTGCGTGATGATGCGCGGAAACTGAAGGTTTCCGATGTCGAAAGCCTCTGCACCGCCCTCCTTGAAAGCATGGATAGGGTGGATGTTCTGACCGCGTTTTTCGTGGCCGATGAGGCAGTCCAACAATCTCAGCGGTCCGTGTTCGATAGCGTCATTGATGGCGAAGTGCCGAAAGAAACGCGCCGTGGGTACGTTGAACTTTGCATACGTCGCAGCGCGGCCCGACTTGCCGCCCGCAAATCCCTCGGAGGCTCCAATGAGCGTTAAGGATGACGGAGGGCCGCAGGAAGGCGATGTAATCGCCGTGTGGTTCTCCTGCGGTGCCGCCAGCGCCATTGCCGCCAAGCTGACGCTGGAGAGATACGGCAACCTCTGCGACGTTCGGGTGGTCAATAACCCGGTGTTGGAGGAGGACGAAGACAACCGCCGATTTCTCACCGATGTTCAGGGTTGGCTTGCCGTCGATATCGAGGACGTGCGCAACTCAAAATACCCGAACGCTTCGGCTGAGGAGGTGTGGGATCGACGCGGCGGCATGTCGTTCCCACATGGCGCACCGTGCACCTATCACCTGAAGAAGGAAGCCCACCAGCAATGGGAAAACACGAATAAACCCGACTGGCATGTGTTCGGTTTCGGCGCTGAAGAGCAAGACCGGCACGACATGTTCACGCTTACTGAGCGCGCCAACGTGTTGCCAGTGCTCATTGACGCCAAGCTTACCCGACAGGACTGCTACGAAATGGTGGTCAACTACGGGCTAAAACCGCCGCGCATCTATGAGCTTGGCTACCCGAACGCCAACTGCATCGGATGCGTCAAGGCTACATCACCGACCTACTGGAACCATGTGCGTGAAGTGCATCCGCTGGTATTCGCCAGCCGCGCCGCGCAGTCGCGCCGCCTTGGCTCCAAGCTGGTCCGCGTCAACAATGAACGCATCTACCTTGATGAACTCGACCCGAACGCAAAGGGTCGTCCGTTGGCGTCTCTTAAGATACCGGAGTGCGGGTTGTTCTGCGAAGAAAAGAGGCCAGCAGCATGAAGATATATTTCGCGCACCCGGTGAGCGAATACGGCTCGCCATTCCAAGCAGCGTGCATCAAGGAACTCCGCTCCTCTTGGCACGAGGTCGAGAGCCCGGACGCCCCTCATCATCAAGAGGGGTATCGCCAGCACGGCATGGCCTACTTCGAGGCTGTTATCGCTGGGTGCGATGCGCTTGCTTACCTGCGATTTCCAGACGGAACCATCGGTGCAGGAGTTGGCAAGGAAATTGCCGCCGCAGCGCAGGCTGGCAAACCGATCTACGAGGTAGATGTCCATCAGGGATCGGTCCACGTATCGGCGTCAGCCCCAAACCCTCAACCAGTTTTGAGCGTAGAACACACTCGGCTCAAGCTGGGTCGGCTCGCAGCCCGTACCACAGGAGAGAAGTGGATGACCGACAAACTCGAATGGCATGAGCTTGACGCTATTGCAAAACGTCATCCCAGCATCAAATCCGGGTATGCGGAGGCAACGGGCGGGCAAGACCTGCCGTTTATCATCCGCGAGCTTGCCAGCGTGCTGGAGGATGACGGCTGGGAGCGCAAGCGCGCGATTGCAGCCATCCATTGGGTGTTCAACGCTGACGGCACCGTGGGCGAACGCGCAATGGCTCAGGAGGCGATCCACAAGATCAACGACCCCACGTTTATGCCCTCTCCCCCCAAAGCAGGGGAGTGAGACAGCATGGATAAGATCGAAAGCCGAATTCGTGTTGTCGATACCGAGGCTGGACGTGCGCGGCTGGTCCTCAAGTGCTCTCAAACCTCAGTGGGTGAGTGCCAGTTTCCGCTCTGGAGGCGACCCGCTGAGGGCACGATGTGGCAATGGGACGGCAATGCCGAGAAGCCGACTATCACCCCCTCTATCGATTGTAAGGGCGGCTGTGGCCGTCACTTCACGATGATCAACGGAGAGCCGACATGAACACCCAAAGCAGGGAAGTGACAATGGAAGCGCTTAAGCCCTGCCCGTTCTGCGGTGGCGCTGCGACGTTGAGCGATGGTGAGAGCGGCGACTTCAATGTTTGCTGTCATAGCCGCGA